TTTCGTTTTCTTTCTTCTTCTGCTTTTTTTCTTTCTTCTTCTTTTCGTGCTGCTTCTTCTTTTCGTTTTCTTTCTTCTTCTTTTCGTGCTGCTTCTTCTTTTCGTTTTCTTTCTTCTTCTTTTCGTGCTGCTTCTTCCTTTGCTTTCTTTTCGGCCTCTTCTTTTCGTTTTCTTTCTTCTTCTTTTCGTGCTGCTTCTTCTTTTGCTTTCTTTTCGGCCTCTTTTTTTGCAGCTTCTTCTGCTTCTTTCTTATTTTCATCTTCTTCTATGTATTCTTTTTCTATTTCTGAGAATAATTTTTCCATCATTTTATAAATTTTTTCACCCATTAATGCCATTGAATAACCTTTATCATCGCCATATTTTTTACCTGGAGTTTCGGATGTAATGTATTTCTTATATATTGCTAGTGTTAGGTCTAACTTTTTACCATTGCAATTTTCAATGTTTGCGCCTGATTTTGTAAACGTATTTTTAACGTGTTTTTCTAATGCTATTTTTGTTCTAGGTTGGGCTCCTTTATTTTTGCGAATAAATGAATTAATAATACTTCGCGATATCCGACCATATTTAGTTTTGTACATTGAGTCGATATTGAATGTTTTAATAATATCATCGATAGATGTCTTTTTGTAATGGATGCTACAACTTATTCTGGCTAACATTTTCAATACTGCCATTACGTGATCATGTACACATTGTACTTCACTACGTTTTCTCATTTGTAATGTTGTGGTCCTATGTTTGATTCGCTCATGATAGCATTTATCAGTATTCCAATATGAACTATTCGGAGTACAATCAGTGCCACCCTTTTGTTTTCTAGTATATTTTTTTCTAGTATATTTTCTTTTTTGTTTCTTACGTTTACTAGTGTTCTTTTTCTTTAACTTTCTAGTATTTTTGTTTTTACCCATAATTAATATAATATATTATGATATTTTAATAAAAAAAACTTAAATATCATAAATAAGAATTATATGTTTCATTTATTCAACATCTATATGAGTTAACATATGTCTTCTACAACATATTTTGGTTAAACCTAACTTATCCATAACCAATCCTTCAGGGGTTTTTTCTACATTAGTAGAAGTAAGATAAACAACTTTATTAGTATCTAAATTTTTAGTAATCTTCATCTGTCTTACTTCTCTTAAATAATACAAATATTTATCACCTAAAACCTTTCCACAAGTAAAACATTTAACTGGTATAATCATTTTATATATTATATCAATAAGATGTTTTTAATCAATTTTTTCTAAATTATTTTTTTTTATTGATTTTTTTATTTCTATAATAGTAATAATCAAAAGCATTTGCATCAAATGTAGGACCATCTTTTCCACCACCAACACACATCATTTTATTGTCTTTTTTTCCCCAATTACAACAATCGTATGCTGTACAAACAGACTGATACTTATGTTTTTTACATTTGCTATCAATTACACTTAATTTACCTTCGCACGTAGAGTTAACACTTTTTTCTTTTGCTGCTAATAATTTACTTTTATCTTCCAATGAAGAATTATTATTGGTATTATACTCTTTAAAATTTTCAATAATAAATTTTTTATCTAATTCTTTTTCATTTTGTTCAAACGTAATGTTATTTATAGCAGTATATGCCATAACCATAAAAAACCCAATAACAACCAATAATATTGAGCCAAAATTATTTTTTATATATTGATAAACATTTCCTAAATCGTCATCAATGGGAGTTTTTATAATACTGTTTAATTTTATTTGTTCCATATATAATTTATACTTTTATAAAAATTTTACAAAATATAAATTTAACTTACTTCAACAATTCTTGTTCCTCTAGAAGTTTTAACCCTTTTTTTTATAATATCGTTTTTTGTTTCTTTTTTATGACAATCCTTACAAATATTTAATAAATTAGACTTATCATTTTTATGATTGCCATTGGGTAAAAATCCTTTTTTATTGGCATGTTTTTGTGGATACAAATGGTGAACTTCTTCAGCCTCATTTATATTACACATTTCACAAATACCTTTTTTTAATTTACTACTATTATAATTGGAAGTTTTTTGATCTAATATAGTATCTTCATTTCTAATTTGTAAAGCCAGTTCAATGAAATCGTTATCATAACCAATAAATTTACACACTTCAATACCATATTGGTCCAATCCTGTACCTTCTTTTAGTATTCGATCATATACCAATTCGTCTCGTTCTTTATCGTAGAATACACTCATGTAATATTTTTTGAGTGTTGTTAAATTATTGATATAATTACTGTCTTTAATTTCATGAAAATGTGTTGCAAAAATATGTGATGCTCTCTTTTCGTTTAATTTAATTAAACCGCTGGTAAAAATAGAAATAGCATCTTTTGTAGTTGTTCCACTACATAATTCATCACCCAATATAAGTGAATTTTTATTTGAAAATTTCATAATAGTATTAAATTCACACATTTCCACCATAAATGTACTTAAATTTTTAAATATATCGTCATTACCAATGATACGCGTAAATATAGAATGATATGGTTTGTATTGAAATTCACTACAACAAACAAACATACCAGCCTGTGCTAATAAAACATTAATTCCAATAGATCTAATTAAACTAGATTTACCAACAGCATTAATACCAAATAACAAAATACCATCTTTATCATTGTCTCTACCCAACGAAATATCATTTGAAACATAACTAATATTTTTATTTAAATGGTAAATTAAAGGATGTTTTATTTGTTTTGCGATAAAGTAACTTTTATCCTGGTCATCAACTATAACAGGTTTACATAAATTATATTGTTCGGCACATAGAAAACGGCTATATGTAAAATCATAAATAGAAATAAAATTTGACAAGTATGTTATTTTATCATTGAATTTGGATAGTTTGTTTAAAAAATCATTGAAAGCATTTGTTAAAATAGGTTTAAAATTAACAGACCATTCAAAAATATCTGAATGTATTTTATTAATTTCTGGACTTTCTATTTTAATTTTGGCATTTTTTGTTTTAGAAACAGGTACAAAATCTAAATGTTTAAACACATCCGTATTTAAAGAGTAGTTATTAGATACATTATATTTTAACTTATTTTTCTCATATTTTTCTTGTAAAACAGCGGAACGTGTTTTGGTAGTTTGAAACGTAGCAGGTGTTTTCTCAGTTACATTATAATCAACAATATATTTTCCTTTTTTTTTGTTTGATTTTTGTTTTGGAAAACAATTATCAAAAATCTGCCTCATATTTTCAATATGTTGTTTATTTGTTTCGCCATTTTTAATATGTGTTTCGACATTTTCATTGTTGACTAAAAAATTAACATCTTTAATTACTTCTATTTCAGCGGCAATTTTTAAATTAATATTATTTTTTATAAATTTTTTCATTTCTTGAATGTATTTTTGAACCTTAACAATATTTATATTGTAATGGTTATAATACTGTTGTAATGATTTAAATAATTCACTATTTTTTTTTATTTTTTTAATTATAAGTTCAATAATGTTTAATGAATCATTAAAGGTATTAATTTCACATGGTTTCATTTTAGAAAGTGTAATTTTTCTAGAAAATTTTTCCAAATCAATAATCCGATGAAGTGATGTATTAGTGTCTTTAATATAATTACTATGATTTAAAAATAATGAAATAGCAAAATATTCATTATTTAATATATCTTGATTTTTAATTGGATGTAAAAGTTTATCTTTCAATAGTCTTCTTCCCATGTTTGTTTTACATTTGTTAACAAAATTTAATATAGAACCTAATTTATCTTTTCTTTCATTATTTAAAATATGCAATTGCTTTAAAGAATGTGTTCCTATAAAAACATTATTATTATTGTTGTCAAATACAGGATGTTTTAAATTTTCAATAACACTTTTATTGTGTTTTTGAATATAATTAAGAAGGAAACATAAAGAAAAACATGCCTGGGGAAAAACAGATAAATTATGAGATTCTTTAAAACAATTTATATCAGGTACATTGAACATAGTAGTTAAAATTTCTTCTTGATATATTTGTTTTCTACAATTTTCTATAGTTTTGTAGTCATAATGTTCAGTATCATCTGTTTTAATAACAGTAGTAACATTCTCTGGAATATTTAAAGATTCTATTAAATATTGTATATCATAGTTTGTAATAATGATAACTTGATTAGGTGAATAAATGGAATACACGCGTTCAAATTCATCATATTTTGAAATATGTTTATTAAAATTAGTATTGTGTTGAAATAAATTTACTGAACCTGTAATAACATCAATAACAGACAAACCATAATATAATTTGTGTGTTTTCCTAAGATTATCTTTGACTTCTTGAAAATAAACACACATAACTTTATTTGAGTGACAATTGTCATTATCTATAAATGATATTCCCGCACCAGGTGGAATTATAAATATTTCATTTCTACCAATAACTTCACCATATTCATTTTTGATTTGTTCTAACACTGGTACATAATATCCATTGCTAGCAATTTTACGTGTCATTTCGCCTAAGTTACAAACAATGTTTACACCAGAAAATAAAAGACATTTTCCATTATGACGTTCTGTTTTCTTTTTAACAGTATATCCCATTATCTCTCCAAATTCATAAATATTAGATTTACTCTCGTCTTCCATAGTTCCTGCTTTTGCTAAGCCATATACTTCATAAAAATCTCCAACTTGCATAAGCAAAATCACTTTTTCAGTTTTATATTTTTGTTTATATTCATTTAAAGCAGTAAAATAGTGATCTTTTGTTTTTCCCATATTATATATATTTTAAGATATATATAATATCCTGGTTTTTTTTAAGTTAGTTTTGCATGTAATTATGTATTAAATTTTCAGGGTTCTTATTAAAAACATCACCACTTAAGTAAGCATTTTCATAAATTTGTCGCAAAACTTTTTCTGGAGCAGCGGTACCTATTTTTATTAAATTATGTTGACGTAAATATTCTTTAATATCAGAAATTGATTTTTTTTTTAATAAGTTACATTCTTTTTTTATTTTTTTTCTGGTTTTTCGATTTTTAACCAATACACTTATACAATTATTATGCTTACCTAATTTAAACGTAGTTTTTCTAATTTTTACTTTTTTCATTTTTTTTTCTTTTTTTTCTTTTTTATTTGAGGCTTGTAATGCTTTAAGTTTATTTTGACGAATTAGGATAGGATTAGGTGTTGAAAGAGGTTGTGGTGTAGGCATTGTTGTAGTTTTAATTGGTATTTGTATAGTATTTGGCAATTTTTCCTTTAATGATTTTTGCCATTGTCTATATGTTGGTTTGCTGGAATTTTTTAAACAACTGTATGGTGGAGGTGATTTATTTTCATGTAATATAACACTAGTAGTGTTTGTATTATTATTGACTAATACGGGTGTTTCCATTGGTTTTAAATCAATACCATTTTGTATTTCATTATTTTTTTCTTCTTGTTCTTTTTTTTGTTTTCTTTCTTTCTTTTTTTGTTTTTTTATTTTATTTTCTTTAATAACACTATTTAAATAAGTCATATGGTCTGAAAAATTTTTTTGAAAATTTTCATTATTATTATCTTTTTTTTCGTGTTCAATATTTTCTTGATTTAAATCGCGTTTTTTCTTTTGATATTCTTTTATTTTATTCATTAATTGTTTTTTTACATCATTGGGTTTTAATTGATAAGAAATATTTTTCTTTTGTCTTTTTTTTCTAGTTTTTGTTTTTTTTTGTTTTTGTCTGCTAAAAAAGAGTGGATTTATTTGTATAGTTTTTTTCCTAGTGCTCATTTTAATATATATAAATTATCATATATATTAAATACATCAAACATACATATTAGAAAAATAATTTTCTTTTTTCCTTGATTTAACTTCATTGTTGTTTAAATATAGTTTAAATCCATTATCCATATCTTTTTTTGTAATCTGTTTTTTTATAGTTTTTTTTTTACAAAAAACTCTTCTACCGTGTGCTATTTTAACCTTAGCCAATAATGTTTCCATATCTCTACCAAAATATTTAAAATAATCCATTTTATCTTCAAACCAAGAGTCTGGTATTTTGTCTTTAAAATTCCATCCAATATCTTTTAACTTTTTTGTAAAAATTAAGTTTAATTCGTGACAATCATAACAGTCAGTATTATATCTCCATGTAAATCTTGAATCTAACCCCTGATTATAAGCAAAAAAACATTTATTTAATTCTTGTTCATAACCAGCAATAATAACCATTAAATTATTTTTATGGTCACTTAAACCTTCACATAAAGTATCAATACATTCCTTAGCAAATGAGTCTCTTTTTTCAGTATTTCCTAAAGCATATGCTTCGTCAATAAATAAAACACCACCCAATGATTTTTTTATAACCTCTTTTGTTTTAATAGCAGTTTGTCCTAAATAACCAGCAATAAGATCTGCTCGTGTAACTTTTTTAAACGTATTTTTCTTTAAAACGCCCATATTGCTGAAAATTTTTCCCATCAATTTTGCGGTTTCTGTTTTACCAGTACCAGGAGGACCATAAATAACAACGTGCATAAAATCACTATTTTTTTCACTATTATTTACGTGTAAATTTTGTATAAAATATATGATTTGGTCCAAAATGGATTCTTTTAAGTTTTTCATTCCAATCATATTATTTAGTTCTTTCAGTGGTTTTACGATATTATGAATAGATTGAATATCGATACTATATTCAATCGCATTATCCAAAGGATATTTTGTAGCTAAATTAATTAAATCTTCAAGAGTATTTATATCTGCTTTAACTTCTACAAATGTTTTTTTAATTTCAATTTTTGGTGGTATTTTCATTTCTTTCATCGGCATATAATTATTATTCCAGTAGTCTTGAATTGTAGAATTATTTGTATATTGATTGCCATATTTTCTATCTACATCTTCTAAAAGAAAATGAAGTGATTTTTTTTTATCATATTTACTTTTAATTTTATTAGTATCATCAAGGTGATGAATAAGTCTATTATAGTAAGGATTAGTATTTTGATTTTTATTATATTTAGTTTCAGGCATGGTTATATTAAAAATATTCTTTTTGTTTAAATCGGTTTGTTTATTGTATTTGTTTGTAGTAAATAATAATAAATTATCTTGTTTTTTATTGTTAGATATATCCAGTAAAAATAATTTACGATTATTTTGTTTTTTATTGATAATTAAGGGAGAAATATGATTGTTTGAACAATCTAACTTTTTATTTGTAATGTTTTTTTTATTTTTATCTTTATTGTTATTGCGATTTTTACTCATTATACATATAATGAGATATTTATAAATAATTTAAAGATTAAATTGAAATAAAATTATTGGTATAAATGTTTAATAATAATATGGCAGACATGGAGAAAGAACAAATATTTAGTTTAATTGAATCGTATTTTCGTAACAAACATTTACATCAGTTAGTGAGACATCAAATAGAATCTTATGATAATTTTGTAGGAAGTGAAATTATTAATACTATAAATATGTTTAATCCCGTTGTAATACATTCTGAACATGATTATGTTCCAGAGTGTAAAAAATATTCACTGGAAATAATTATAAATTTTAAGAATTTTCACATATATAGACCTCAAATACATGAAAACAATGGGGCTACAAAATTAATGTTTCCTAGCGAGGCTAGATTGAGAAATTTCACATATTCATCTACCATGATATTAAATATGCATATAAAGATAATAAATCGTTATGGACAAAATTTAGAAACAGAACAAACATATCATAAAATGATACCTAAGGTTCATATTGGTAAACTACCAATTATGTTGCGTTCTAGCATTTGTGTATTAACACAACACAATCATTTAAATAATAAACTAACTGGTGAATGTAGTTTAGATCCGGGAGGTTATTTTATAATAAGTGGTTCAGAAAAAACTTGTTTAGGTCAAGAACGTGCGGCTGAGAACATTGTTTACTGCTTCAACATAAAGAAAAATAATAATAAATGGTCTTATATGGCAGAAATAAAATCAGTACCTTCGTGGAAGTGTATATCACCGAAACAAATAAGTGTAATGATAGCAAATAAAGATAATGGTTTTGGAAATTCAATATATGTACAAATACCTAGAATTAAAAATCCTATACCATTATTTATATTATTTCGTGCGTTGGGCGTAAACGCAGATAAAGACATATGTAAAAGGATTATTTTAAATATTGAAGATGAAAGATACAAAAAAATGTTATTTGCTTTAAAGGCATCAATTATAGATGCTAACAAACATATAAAATATGAAGATGCTTTAGAATTTATAATATCAAATGCGATGTTTACTCCAATAAATATGGATAAAGAAACAGGAATACAGAAAAAGAAAGAATTTACTATTTCGGTATTAGAAAATGATTTGTTTCCACATTGTAAAACAAAACAAGAAAAGATATATTTTCTAGGATATATGGTAAATAAATTGTTGAGAACAAAATTTGGTTGGAGAAAAGTAGATGATAGAGATTCTTATAAAAATAAAAGAGTTGATTTAACAGGAACATTATTAAATAATCTGTTTAGAAATTACTTTAATAAATTAGTGAAAGACATGCAGAAGCAAATAGTACGTGAAATAAATAATGGTTCGTGGAAGTCAACAAATGATTTTGAAAATATAATAAACAATACAAATATTTATAAAATAGTAAAATCAACAACAATAGAAAATGGCATAAAAAGAGCATTGGCTACAGGTGATTTTGGTATAAAAAATACAAATTCAAATAAAGTAGGTGTAGCACAAGTTTTAAATAGGTTAACTTATATTTCTAGTTTAAGTCATCTAAGAAGAATAAATACACCAATAGATAAAAGTGGTAAATTAATTCCACCTAGAAAATTACACAATAGTGCTTGGGGTTTTATATGTCCTAGTGAAACACCAGAGGGTCAATCAGTAGGTGTAGTGAAAAATATGAGTTATTTATCACATATAACAGTAAAATCTCATTCAGAAATATTATATAATATAATAGAACCACACGTAGTAAAAATAGATACATTATCACCTGAGGAATTGTTTGATAAAGTAAAGGTATTTATAAATGGCAATTGGATTGGTATAACAAATAAACCATATGAGTTTTATCACTATTTAAAAGATAAAAAACATAAAGGTATTATAAATATTTATACGAGTATTGTATTTGATTACAAATCTAAAGAAATAATTGTGTGTAATGAAGCAGGAAGACCAACAAGACCTGTTTTCAAAGTAAAAAATAATAAAACATTGTTTACAGATGAAATAGGAAAAAGGGTAATGGAAAATGAATTAGAATGGGATGATATGTTGTCAAATCATAAAGTAGAAGAAAGTATAATTGAATATATTGACCCGTGGGAACAAAATACATCATTAATAGCAATGAATAAAACAAAAATGGAAGACACATTACAAAACTTTACACATTGTGAAATACATCCTAGTACAGTATTGGGTATATTGGCATCTTGTATTCCATTTCCGGAACATAATCAATCACCAAGGGTTACTTATCAATGTGCTCAGGGTAAACAAGCATTAGGTATGTTTGTTACAAATTATGAAAATAGAATGGATAAAACAGCATATGTACAGCATTATTCAATGAGACCGTTGGTAGATACAAGAATTATGAATTTCTTAAATTTACATAAGGTTCCATCAGGAGAAATGGTAATAGTAGCAATTATGAGTTATTCTGGTTATAATCAAGAAGATAGTATAATATTTAATCAAAATAGTATTGATAGAGGTTTGTTTTCAGCAACTATTTATCATACAGAAAAAGATGAAGATAAACAAGTACACGGTGATGAAGAAATAAGATGTCAACCTGATCCTACAAAAACAAAAGGAATGAAGTTTGCTAATTATAGTAAATTAAATAGTAAAGGTGTTATGCCTGAAAATTCTTTAATAGAAAATAAAGATATTATTATTGGTAAAGTGGTACCAATTAAAGAAGCGAGAAATGATCAAACAAAAACAATAAAATATAAAGATATGAGTAAAATAATTCGTACTAATGAAGAGTGTTATGTAGATAAAAATTATATTAATAGAAATGGCGATGGTTATACATTTGCTAAGGTTAGAACAAGAGTACATAGAATACCTTGTATAGGTGATAAATTTTCATCAAGGCATGGGCAAAAAGGTACAATAGGAATAACATTACCTGCTGAATCAATGCCACATACAAGAACAGGGTTAGTACCAGATATAATTATTAATCCTCATGCTATCCCATCGCGTATGACTATTGGCCAATTAAAAGAAACTTCTTTGGGTAAAGTATTATTAGAATTGGGTTTGTTTGGTGATGGTACTAGTTTTAGTAGTGTAGATATGAATTTAATATCTAAAGAATTAGCAAAAAATAATTTTCACAAATATGGTAATGAAGTATTACAAAATGGTTTAACAGGAGAACAAATGGAAACAGATATATTTATGGGTCCAGCATTTTATCAAAGACTAAAGCATATGGTTAAGGATAAAGAACATAGTAGATCAATAGGACCAATGGTATTGCTAACAAGACAACCAGCAGAAGGTAGATCGCGTGATGGCGGTTTAAGATTTGGTGAGATGGAACGTGATTGTATGATTAGTCATGGGGCAAGTCAATTTACAAAAGATAGAATTTATAATGTTTCAGACAAGTTTCAAGTGTATGCTTGTAAAAAATGTGGTATGTTTGCGGTGTTTAATGACAGTAAACATATACATATGTGTAAAACATGTGGAAATCGTTCAGATTTTATGTTGTGTAAAATACCATATTCTTGTAAATTATTATTTCAAGAATTAATAACTATGAATATAGCACCTAGAGTAATTTCAAAATAATATTATTAATATATAATATTAGTATGAGAAAAGTAACAATTTTTTTATTAATATTACTATTTATAATAATATATGAATCATTATATTCAAGCATTAATAGATATTTCAATTCAACAAAATTGTTTAATAAAGCAAAAAAAATAGCAAAAAGAAAAAATAAAAAACTTTTAGTAATAGGTGATCCCTGTATTGGTAATGTAATATTTAATAAATTGCAAAAAGCAATTCCAAATTATCAACATGGTGATGTTACCATAGATTTATATGGTTGTAGTAAATGTGAAAAAGTAGACATTAATGATGAATACATATTAAACATGTATGAAAATAATAATTATGTTGTTTTTGAGACAGGAACATTATCGTTTTCGAAAAACATAGAAAAAACGATAAAAGAAATTAAAAGAATTAGTGGAGGAGATTTTTTTTCATCGGGTGGAACATATAGTTATTATTGGGAATATATAGGTTCAAAAATATATAGTTTAAAGTATCCTGATACATTGAAATATATGATATATCCTTTTGATTCTACAAAAAATAGAATATACAAAGCAAAAAAGTTATTTAATGACCGTGATTATGTTTATTTAAAATTCAACGCTATGTAATTTAGTGTTAAAACTGTTTTTTAGATTAGATGGAATACAATTCATATCAATAAGCGTATTGTTTCTATGATAAATTTCTTTATATTTTGGGTCTTCAGATAATTTCTTATTAAATAATTCTCTATCATTCCAATATTTTAAAGCAGTTTTAGGACCACATTTTGGAAAAACAGAAGGAATACAGTCACTTTTATCTCCAGAAACAATTTTACAAAATAAATCTTGTTTTGGATTACCAGAAGAATTTTTAGAAGTATTTACATTTTTATATTTTAAAGTAAATAATTCAATATTAGGACAAATAAGTTGTAAATAATCAGTATCGCTGGTGATAATTTTAATTTTTACATCAGGGTATTTTTGAATTAAATATTTTGCAGTTAAAGCGGCACAATCATCGGCTTCTAATGTTTTATGTTTAAAAATATGATGAACACCTGCTAATTTAAATAAATCTTCATTATAAGCCATTTTAAAGAATGGACCACCCATAAAAGAATCATCGTAAACACGATTTTTCTTATATTCATCGTAGATATTCATTCTCCAAATATTTTTTCTAGGACAATCTTTTACCACAATAATAGTAGGGTCTTTTATTTTAAATTTTTTAGGCATTTCTTGTATTTTTTTAATAAAAGTAGTTTTAAATTTTTCAACAAATTCTGTATTTTCCATAGGATTGGATAAATCTTCATCTTTTCTAGCACATTTAAACCAATTCAGTATAGCATAATATCTATAAAAGCAATAATAACTACCATCAATAATAATAACGTCTTCCATGTTTTATGTATAAATAATATTTAAATATGTAAATCAATTTTTTAAAAGATTTAGAAAAAAAATTTGGTAATTATATAATGAGTAGTTTTGTTACGGATACTATTTCTACAATGACATCTAAAATATATAGTGCGAAAAGAAGAATAGAAAAAATGAAGTTACCTGTAAAAGAACGTGCTTTTAAAGATAAGTTTTCCTTTACACAAAGATTATCAGAATCAGCAAAAATAATAGCAAAATATCCAGACAGAATACCTGTAATATGTGAAAGAATAGGCGATACAGTTCCAGATATTGATCGTAAAAAATATTTAGTACCAGGAGATTTATCAATAGCTAATTTTATGTATGTAATACGAAAAAGAATTAAATTAAGTCCTGAAGTAAGTATATTTTTATTTGTAAACGAAAGTATGGTTCCTTGTAGTGAATTAATGTCGAAATGTTATGAAGATCATAAAGATGATGATGGATTTCTTTACATAAAATATAGTGGTGAGAGTACCTTTGGTTAATAAATTTAGGAAATTATTTTGTGTATTATATTTATAAGAATGGTTGAAAAAAAACTAAATCAAATATTAAAGTCGTATAAATCGGTAGGACCAACTAGTGATAATTCTAGTCGTTTGGTTCGATTAAAACAAATTCAAAAAAGAGTAGGAACACCAAACTCAGGTAGTAAAGTTAAAAATTATTTAGGACAAAAAGTAACTGGTCAACAAAAAAATGTAAATAGCGCTTCTGCTTCAGAACGTTTATATTTCACTCGTTCATTTCCTAGAATGAGTTTAGTTAAACAATAAATTTTTTATTTTTCTATTATATTAATATAATGAAAAAATATATTGTTGAGTTTTTGGGAACTTTGTTTTTCCTTTTCGTGATTATGTCTGTTGGTCATCCTTTAGCAATCGGTCTAGCATTGACTGCTGCTATCATGGTTGGTGGTAAAATTTCAGGTGGAAACTTCAATCCTGCTGTAAGTATTATGATGTATTCTGCAGGTAAATTATCCATGAAAGATTTAGCACCATATATCATTGCTCAAGTTGCTGGTGGTTTAGCAGCTTTAGAATTATCCAAACGTGTTCGTTTGTAATTTAATTTTTATATATCATAATTAAAATTCTAATTATAATATATAAAATGCCAAAAAGAAGAGTTAGTAGAAAACGTACACGTCGCCGCAATAAAAAACAATGTGGTGGAGAGTGTGAGAACCCTCCATGTGATGATGAGAACAACAAACCAGAAGAAGAACAACAACAAGAACAACAAGAACAACAAGAACAACAAGAACAACAAGAAAATTCAGATGATGTTATTGACACTAATAATATAGAAAATGTAGATGATTCAGAAGAACAAGAACCAAAAGAAGAACAACAACCAAAAGAAGAACAAGACCAAAAAGAAGAATTAGTAGTAGATGATAACGCACCAGTAAAAGAAGTACAAAGTGAAGAATCAAAAACAGAAGGTGGTTGGTTATCACGTATTGGTGGTGGTTTAAGAAGTATCATTGGTGGTAAAAAAAGACGTAGATCCCGTAAAAAGCGTAAATCACGCAAAACAAAAAGAAAATCTAAGAAAAAGAGACGTTCGCGTAAAAGAAAGTCCCGTAAAAAAAAGAAAAGCCGTAAACGTAGAAAATAATTTAGCAATTATTATACTATAATTATTAATCTAATAATAGTATATACAATGCCTAGAAGAAGTGTTAGAAGAAAGAGCAGTAGAAAACCAATGAAGAAAAGAAAAAGTTTACGTAAAAGAAATATACGTAAAAAAAAAACAAAAAAAAGAAAAAGTCGTCGTGGTAAATCACGTAGAAGAAGAAGACGTAGAGTTAGTTTAAAAGTTAATGAACGAATTGATTTAAAAAAAATTCAAAGTGGAGGAAGTTTAAAAGGTATTATGCGTAGTTTTGGACTAGGAGATGTTACAATTGCTGGTTCTGGATTAGTAAATTCAATTAAAGGTGGTTACCAAACATATATTGGTGGTGATGATTTTGAATCTGCCAATCCAATTAATCAAAAATTGGAAAGTCATTTACACAATGGTGTAGTTCCAGATGTTCCAGGAAAAATGGCTCAAGCAGCACAGAAATTACAATAATCAACATTATATAATTTTGTTAATATATATTATATAATGAAATTAAGAAGTATTACAAATAAAATAGCATCACTATGTGTTCCAGCACAATTTTATTTAGCAATATCAGCAATAAGTATTATAATGATTCTTGCACAGAATTTAAACGGTGAAAATAAGTATTGCGTGGGTCAGTTTAAAGCACCATGTAATAATAAAGTTTCAGCATTTGCAATGAAAATACTATATATTATAGTATGGACATTAATATTAGATTACTTATGTCGCAAAGGATACTCAAAAGTATCATGGTTACTAGTTTTATTTCCATTAATAATGATGTTTGTATTAATTGGTGGATTTATGTTATTAGCAATTCGTGGATAAATAAATATTTTAACATTTAATATTTATTTATAATTAAAAAAATATGCTAATGATATAATATACAATGGAGTATGAAAAAATGGCTTGGGATTTAATAGATTTATATTTTAAAAATAATCCAACTATTTTAGTGGATCATCATTTAAAGTCATATAATGATTTTTTTGAACGCGATATTTATAAAATATTTCAGCAAAAAAATCCTATATCTTTTTTTAAAGATCAAGATAAAAAAACCAAATTATTTAAGTATGAATGTAAAGTTTATATGGGTGGAATGGATGGTAAACGAATTTACATAGGAAAACCAGTAATATACGATAAGGATGGCGATAAAAATAGAAAACATTTTATGTATCCGAATGAGGCGAGATTAAGAAATTTATCTTATACGATGTCAATACATTATGATGTAGATATTGAATATATAATAAGAACAAAAGGTCCAAATAATGAAAATTTGGAATTAAAAAAAATGGAAACAATGGAAAAAATATATTTAGGTAATTTTCCAATAATGTTGAGGTCAAAAATGTGTTTGTTAAATGGTTTAACAAAAAATGTAAGGCATTCAATGGGTGAATGTAGAAATGATCTAGGTGGTTACTTTATAATTGATGGAAAAGAGAAAGTAATTGTAAGTCAAGAAAGATTTGCAGACAATTATATTATAGTAAAAGATAAATTCAATGATATGTATTCACATAGTGTAGATTTGCGTTCTGTATCTGAAGATATATCAAAACCAGTACGTACATTATCAGTAAGAATAGTAACAGAAACACCATCATTAACAAATAATAATATAGTAGTTGTAATTCCAAATGTTAGAAAACCAATACCATTATTTATTTTAATGAGAGCATTAGGAGTTTTATCGGATAAAGATATTATTGAAACTTGTATTTTAGATATGGAAAGATATGATTATATGGTAGAGTTATTTCGCCCTAGTATTCACGATGCTAGTATAGTTTTCAATCAAATAGAAGCATTAAAGTATATAGCAACGCATACAAAAGGAAAAACAGTTAATCATGCAATGGAAATTTTAATGAATTATTTATTACCCCATATTGGCGAATTAAATTTTAAACAAAAAGCATATTATCTAGGTTACATGGTTAAAAAACTATTATTAGTTTACACCAAAAAAGAAAAACCAACAGATAGAGATAGTTATCGATATAAAAGACTGGAAACATCAGGTATTTTGATAAAAGATCTATTTAAAGAGTATTATAATTTACAATTAAAAAATATATATTTGAAAATTGACAAAGAATTTTTTTATCATAAAGGAAATTATCAAGATGAAAATTTTATAGGTTTAATAATTTATAATAGAGATTTAATATTTCGCGATAAAATAGTGGAGAGTGGTTTTAAAAAGGCATTTAAAGGAAATTGGGGTTCAACCGAACATACAAAAAGATTGGGTGCACTACAAGATTTAAGTAGATTATCATTTTTTTCTACTGTTTGTCAATTAAGAAAAACAAATATTCCAATATCGGCAGATGGTGCGAAAATAGTAGCACCTAGAAAAGTTCAGGGAACGCAATGGGGTAATTTTTGTCCAATACATTCTCCTGACGGTGGAAATGTAGGATTACATAAGCATTTAACTGTTTCAACAAAAATAACTACAAGTGAAAGTGGTTATCCATATGTAACTTTATTAAGACAATTAGGTATGGAATTATTGGAAGAATGTACTCCACAACATATAGAATTATCTGTAAAAATTTTTGTGAACGGTGCTTGGGTTGGTCTAACAAGAAGTCCTCAAGAAATAATGAAGACATTAAAGCAATATAGAAGAAATAACAAAATAAATATTTATACTAGTTTACTATGGGATATATCAAAAAAAGAGATATGGATTAATACGGATGCTGGTCGTTTGTGTCATCCAGTATTTTATATGGCAAATAATCAGTTAAGCATAGGTAATAAAAAATAAATAGAAAAATTAAAAAGCAAAACATTAACGTGGAATGATTGTATTTATGGTATAAATCAGCCTGGCGATAACCATGGTAATTCTATAAAAAAAATAGATTCAATTGATAGTGAAAACTCTTGTATGGTGGAATATATAGATTCTATGGAAGCCGAAGGAATAATAATGGCAAAATTTAATGATAAATTAGAAGAATATATCGATAAAAAAATAACTCATGCGGAGATACATCCTTCTTTTATATTTAGTGTTATGGCAAATCAAGTAATTCATTTACAAAACAATCCATATCCTAGAAACGCGTTTTCTTGTGGTCAAGGTAAACAAGCAGTATCAATGTATTCAACAAATGTTATTAATAGAATAGATAAAAGTGGAATTGTATTAAATTACGGTCAAAATCCATTGGTTAAAAGTAGATATTTAAAATATGTAACCAATGATGAACATGCTTATGGAGAAAACGCAATAGTGGCAATTATGTGTTATTCAGGATATAATACAGAAGACGCTATTATTATAAATGAGGGTTTTTTAAAGAGAGGTGGTTACAGAACAACATATTATAATATGTATGAAGAAAGTGAAAAAGAAGAAACGGTTGGTGATGTTACGGTATCAAATAAATTTGTTTACATTAATAGTGATGAAGTGATAGGATTAAAACCTGGACATAATTATAGTTATTTAGATGAAGAAACAGGATTAATAAAAGAAAATGTTGAAGTAGATGATAAAACAATTTTGATAGGAAAAGTTTCAGTAAATTCGGAAAATCCTGGCGAATTAATTGATAATTCAAAAAAACCAAAAAAAGGTCAAAAAGGTTTTGTAGATAAATCATTTATTACAACAAATTCATTTGGTAAAAAAATAGCAAAAATACGTGTTCGTGATGAGAGAATTCCAATGATAGGAGATAAATTTTGTAGTCGTGCTGGACAAAAAGGTACTGTTGGAATAGTATTAAAAGAAAGCGATATGCCTATAACAAAAAATGGTTTAATACCAGACATTATAGTGAATCCTCATGCTATGCCTTCTCGTATGACAATAGGGCATTTGGTAGAAGCACAACAAGCAAAAGTGTGTGCTTTATACGGTGCTTATGGAGATTGTACGCCATTTATAAATAAAGGTCCAAAACATAAAGAGTATGGTGAGATGTTGGTAAAACAGGGGTTTCATTCATCGGGAACAGAATTTTTAATGAATGGTATGACGGGGGAACAATTAGAAACAAATATTTATATTGGCCCCACATATTATTTGAGGCTAAAGCATATGGTCAAAGATAAAATCAATCATCGTTCTAGAGGTCCTAGAAATCAATTAACACGTCAAACAGTAGGTGGTCGCGCGAATGATGGAGGTTTAAGGATAGGTGAGATGGACCGTGATTGTTTGGTAGCACATGGATTAAGTCATTTTGTAAAAGATTCAATGTTAGAACGTGGAGATAAATATTATATGGCGATATGTAATAAATCAGGTTGCGTTGCCATTTACAATAAAAGTAAGAATATTTTTATAAGTCCAATGGTAGACGGTCCGATAAAATTTGTAGATGTATCAAAATACGAGGCAAATATAGTAAATATAAGTAAATTTGGTCGTGATTTTAGTATTGTAAAAGTTCCATATGCGTTTAAGTTGTTAATACAAGAATTACAAGCAATGAATGTTCATATGCGAATCATTACAGACAAAAATGTAGATCAATTATTATCTTTAAAAGGAGGTAATGATATAACAACATTAACAGGATTAGATAGTTATGATGATATTGTTGCCGTGATAGAAAAAGTAAGAAAAGAAAAGGTTTTTGAAAAAAATACAGTAAAAGATAAATTAAGAAAAGAATTTACACCTATAGAAGCAGCAAAAGTTCATTTATTTAATGAAGGTGATAGTGTTATGTGGATAAACGATAATGTAGCAAATAGAAAATGGATAATTAGTAGTATTGATGAAGAGTCGAATAATGTTACATTAACAACCAATAATTTATTGGGATTATCTTCAAATGTTATGACGTTAGATGCTAGTGAGTTAAAACATGGAAAACCAGAAGAATTTGCTATAGATTATGTAGATAATGAAGGAAATTGGGGTATGTCTAATCAAGGACAAATGCCCGGTATGACTAGTGATTTTTCCCCACATTCGCCTCATTACCCTCCAAATAATCCACCATCAGGTCCACGTACACCTAGTTATAGTCCAAATAATCCACCATCAGGTCCACGTACACCTAGTTATAGTCCAAATAATCCACCATCAGGTCCACGTACACCTAGTTATAGTCCAAATAATCCACCACAAGGTCCACAAACACCTAGTTATAGCCCACATACTCCTGACGATGATCCAAATAATCCACCTGAAAATTTACCACCATTAGACTTAGATAATAACGGTAATCCAGTTATTAAGATTAAAACAATTTTTGAAGAAAAAAAAGAAAAAGACCAACAAGAAATGCCAATGTTGAATAATCTAGACGATGGTGAAAAGGACGAGACCGATGATGAATTTGATTTTTATAGACCAAATCAGAAAGGTGGTAATGGCGGAATCAAAAAAATAAATTAAATTGAAAAATAATATAAAATTTATAAATAATTATAATATAATGTCAAACTCTGTTAATAGTCAAATTGTATCTAAAATATTTCGTTCAAGAAAAAATATTTTAGATTTATTAAAGCGTCGTGGTTTTAATACCAGCGAATATGAAAACTTTAGCATTAATTATATTCATGTTTTGTTTAAAAATGAACAATTAGATATGTTGTTAACAAATGAGAAAAACAATAAAAAAGTATACGTGAAATATCATTTAGCAACAAAATTAAGACCAAACCATGTTTATGATATTATCGATGATTTGTATCATAATGATGAAGTTTTAGAAGAAAAAGATGAATTTATTATAATAACAAAAGAAGCACCAAATGATACATTAACAAAATTGATGGAAAATATTTATGCACAAGATAAAATATATTTCAATATATTTCAACTTCATAGATATTTATTTAACATTTTAGAACATTCTCTGGTTCCACCACATAGAATATGTAGTAGCGATGAAAAAGCAGCAATAATAAAAAAGTATAATATATTGAATGATAAGCAATTTCCTGAAATTAAACGTTTTGATCCAGTAGCACAAGCAATAGGATTAAGACCAAATCAATTATGTGAGATAACTAGGTCAACAAGAACATCTATAACTACAAAATATTACAGATTGTGTTATTAATTTATTTGAATATTATATATATGCCGTGTGAACAAAAATATAAAAATAAAGAAACAATAGATTTTTGTAATGAAGAAGATAGATTATTTAAAACAGCATCGCAACAAATAAATAATTTTGAAACATCTTTTTCCGATTATGTTAAAAATATACACAAAAAACCAAACACAAAAGCAATGCATAAAAGAAAATATAATAATGCTGAAAAAGGTTTAAATAATCATTTAAACGCAATGAAGAATTTAAAAAGTACAATACAAGCACGTGTTAAAGCTAGAAAAAAAGCAATGTCAAACAATGATACACAATTTAATAATTTAGATAGAGAAATAAAAAAAAAGGAAAATCAATACAAAAGTGATTTTCATTCATATGATGCTTCATCAACATTAAAAAAAGATATGCATAAATCAAAACGTTATAATTTTTTTAATTTAGGATATTATTCAGTTGGAACAGGATTATTAATATATTTTTTATACAAACAAATAAAGAATTAACAAAATACATTTTCTATCTTTATTCTATATAAAATGTTTTTACGCGATTCAAATAGTAAAGAAGAATCTTTAAAACAAGGCAATAATATAAAAAAATTTTTCAAAAATATAAAGCGAGTAGTTAGAAGAAGTCGTATTCGTGAAGGATTTGATAGTGGACCAGACGATGAAAATAATTGGTATAACAATAGTGTTTCTCCAATTGAAGAAACAGTAGAAGGTACACCGTCTGGCAGTATTCAAAATAAAACTGCTTCATTTAATGAAAAGTTGAAACAATACGCAGAAAAATCAAAACAATATTATGCTAAACAAGGTTCATCAACAGGAAAACCAAAAGGGTTGTATAAATTAAATAAATTAGTAAATGGTAATCCAGTTTATTATTTAGTAAATAATTTAGGTGTAGTTAGAAAAGTACCGCATTATAAAGACGCAAATACAGATGCAACTCAATTTTGGAATCCAACAAATGCTAGCAATAACAATACATTATCACCACATATAAGTTGTAGAATAACAGCAGGAACAAATATTATAACAGAATCGGAATTGTCTAATCTAACAAAAGGTGATGATGTAGGTAAATATGAACCATGTTATTTAAATGTAGATAAAGTTATTATAGATAATGATAATGCTAATAGTGCTTATTATATTACAAATACGGGAAAAAAAAGATTGTTACCAGAATTTTCAAAATTATCAGATAGTTGTAAAACAAAAAAAAATAGTCATACAAAAGAAAATGCAAAAACCATTGAAAAAATCCCCGATGGAGGCGCTATAACAAAAATAACACAAGAGTGTCGTTCAGGAGTTACAACAAATGATTTAGGAGCACAAATAGACCAATTAAATAAAGAACTAATTGATGAGATAAAGTCTTTAAAAACAGCGGTAGATGATACAAGAAAAAAAACAAAGAAAATAGAAGACAAAAATGTAAGTGCTAGAAGTACATTAAATACTAGTCATACAAATTTAGTTGCGCAAAAGAAAAAATTAAATGATTTACAGGGAAATACTTTAGCTTTAAAAAGAAGTTTTGAAGATTCAGTAAAAGACGCAAATGTTTTAAAAATACATTATGCTTTATGGTTTTTGGCTTTTATTTTAACAATTGTATTAATTTATTTAGATTATGATTCAACCTATGTTTTAATAGCAGCAGTAGCAATAATAGGTATTAGTTTTGTAATTTTTATAGTTAATTTAATAAAAAAAGCAAAAAAGAAATTATCTGAAAAACTTTATAAATTAAAAAGTGATTATGATCCTACTAGTAGTTCTACAAAAAAATCAAATAGTGATTCTGGAATAAGAACAACAGTTAATATTATGACAAATGCTTCATAATAAGTTTTATAATTTTTATCTTTTATTTATATATATTTAAAGATGGATATAAATAAGTTATTGAATGATGTATCAAATGTATTTAATGATAATACAAAAAATAAAAAAAAGAAATTAAATGACGAGTTTACAGATGGATTGAGTTATTTAAATAATAAATCAAAAAAAATAAAACATTTAGAAAATAGAATAAATATGCCAAATAGTAATGTAATAGAAGGTTTTGACTATGTAGGAAAAGGGCATGTGAATGTAAAAAAATTAAATGAAGATGATAAAGCATTTTTAAGAGAGAAAAAATCGGATTACAACGCGGGAATTGATGGTTATGAACAAACAATGACATCTTTTAGAACAAAGTATAATAAGATTTTAAGAAATATAAAAGAATGTGAAAAAGATTGTGGAGACATTTTAGAATTAAATAAAATGGAAGCGTGTAAAGTAGGTTGTAAACTACGTGGCCCTATACTAGACCGAAATAAAGATGGTATGTATCCAAAAATAAACGGCAAAAAAAGTTGTAATGAATATGTGAATGCTATTGAGCGTGGTGCATGTGAAAACGCATATGAATGGAAAGACAAAAACGGTGAAATGATAGAAAATGATTTAACTTCAGAGTATTCCCAATTACAAAGTCAAAATGAAGATTTAAAAAAGACTGCAACTTCACTATTTGAGAGAGCGGCTCTTTTAAGAAAATCAAATATTGATTTAGTTAATAAAACTTTTAGTAAAGAAGCATCAATGGGTACACAAAATATTGGTAAAATGAAAGAATTTCAAGATACAAAACTAAAATTAAGACCTGGTTCTGATCCAAATCAATCATTAACGCCAGAACAAATAATGTTGCGTATTATGGAAAAAGACAGTAAAATAAGACTGGATTCAATGACGATGCGTACATATATGTGGTTTATTGGTATGATAGGTATATTTGGGGGAACAATTTATTTAATAAATAAAAATAAAGATTAATATATATTTTTTTGTGATTAAATAATATATATGAGTGTAGCAGCAAGACAAACAGAATTAAAAGGACAACATGAAGATGTTATCAAACAATTGGAAACATTAAAACAAATAGAGAGTCATTTATATCAAAACTTACAATCATTAAATAATGATAGTAATGCTTCTAGTATTGATGTTGATAATTTAAAGAAAAAAATTAAAGATTTGGTTGATGTTAGAAAAGGATTGTTTAGCCAATTAAATAATATGTATAGTTATGAACAAAAAATACTTGAAAAAAATAGAAGAAATTATGTTAACCAAAGCGCAATGGCATCTGTTTTAGACTTAGAAACAGAAAATATAAAAAAAAAATATGATGTTGTTAAAAACGATAAATTAAATCGTGCTAGAATGGTAGAAATAGGTAATTACGAATATGATAGATATGAAGAACATAAAAAAATATTTCAAACATTAACATATTCAGCAGTTATTGTATTAATATTTACAATTTTACGAAAAAGACCATGGTTTCCTAGTTTTATTTCAACAGTTGGTATTATATTAACAATAGCAATAACTATTGTAAGATTATCTAGTCAATTATTCTTTAATTATTTTAGAAATGATCGCAATTATAATAAAATAAATGTACCATACAACGAAGGTATTAGAGATAGTAAATTAGAAGGAAGAAATGGAGAAACATATAAGTGTAATGAAGACGGTTGTTGTGGTGACCCTGAAAAATGTTTAGAAGAAAGTTTTGTAGGTTTTTCTTTAGATAATAGTTTAGGTCGTTCTTCAAGTCAATTAGTTAGTCCGTCTCAACCTGAAAAATTTTCAAATTTTAGTCGGGTTTAATTTCTAATCATTATATAATAATGGCTAGTAAAAACTTATTGAGTGATATGTCAACTATAAATAAAATGGTAGAATTTTCAAATAATAATGCTTTTAAATGTGATTCTGCTTGTAAAAGTGCTGCTGCTAAAGCAGGTGCTGCAAAAGATTATAATCAAGCAGTAGTGAAATATGGAGAATTAATGGATATAACTAAAAATGATAATTTATTAAAGTTACAAAAAAAATACTATGATTCATTAGGTAAAACAAATTATGATAATATGTTGAATGAAAAAGTTAAAAATATGTGGAGTAAGAAAAAAAATCAATTAACAAGTATATTACAAGATTACAAAGGAGATATTCTTACAAATTTAGATTTATTACATAGTCAAGATTTATACATCAATAAGCATAAAAAATTTTTGGATATGTCAAGATTTAAAAGAGATGAAATATCAGATAAAATAAAACAAAGAAAATCAGATAAGAATATTAACAATCGTTTAAGTTATTATTATGAGGAAAAAATGTCAGGATGGATATTATTAAATATAATTTTAAAAAGAATATATTTTTCATTAGTTATAATATTATTTATTGTTACATTTTTTAAACAACAATATAGACAACCTATGATTTTGACCAGATTATTTTTATTTGCTTTATTACCATTTATTTTAATGCCAAAAATTAAAAAAATTATATAATACATTTAACTTAAATATTATATGATTTATTCGATAGCGTTTGCTGTCAATTCTGATGAATCCTCATTTTGATAATTAATTTTATACCCCCACCATCCTTTCTTTTTATAAGCACCTATTTTTTTATTTAGAAATTCATATAGTTCTTGTCCCTTAGGTATATTTTTACCGTGATTTTCACTAAACCAATTCTTAAAGTCATCAATTAATTCTGATTTACCAATCAACATGGTTTCTTCTTCTGCTTTAATAATTCTTTCTTCGAAGTATTCGCTGAAGTAATCTTGTTTCTTTCTGTATTTTTTACCCTGTTCTAATACAGCATCACAATCATTTACAATTCCACCACTCTTAAAACCTACTTGAACTAGCATTTGAAGAAACATATGCTTCCATTTATCTAGTTTATCTGCTTCTAATTTTTTATCAATTAAGAATTCATAATCTTCTTCCTTCTTCGAAGGCTTAGCAACAAATTTAGATATAAATTCACATACTCTAATTCTTCTCCATGTACCATCATCATTTGATTTAATATCAAATAAATGATTAGTACATACACATAAACTAAATTGTGGTGTAAATCTAATAATATCCGAAAACAACTTTCTAGCAGTAATTTCATCACCACCAGTTAGTTCTTTCATAATACCTTCATTTAATGGAGCACCTTTTTGTGGTTCTTGAATAACAGCATATCTTACACCTTTTAAAGCAGCAATATCAGGAGATGCCGCACCTGCTTGTGGTCTTTTTTGCGTGATATATTGTAGTGGAACACTACCTTTATAATCACCTAATATTTTTTCCATAAATTTAACCAAAACAGATTTACCATTTCTACCACAACCATTGTAAATATTAAATGTTTGATTATCATTTGTACCAATCAAACCAGTTGCCAAATGTTCCCACATATATTGTTTTAATTCTTCATTAGGAAATAATTGAGCCATAAATGTATTAACACTTTCTATATACATATTATCTTCTTCTGTATTTTCTTCTGGTTTTTTATAAGGTAAATTATTACATAATGAACAATAGTCTTCTGCTCTTCCAGGTCTAAAGACTTTATTTTCAAAATCAATTACACCATTTGGACAACAAAACAACATTGGGTTAGCATCCAATTTTTCTTCAAATCCTTCTTCATAAAACAATTCACAACATTCTGTCATAATATTATTTTTAGAACTAGTTTGTTTTAGCATAACACTAATATCAGATAGTGCGTGAATTTTCTTCATCAATGTATTTACTGCTTGATCCATAGGAGTTTTAGTGTTTTGATTTTTGCTTTTAAGATTATTTATTTCTTCTTGTTGTTGACCTTCGGTTGAATTATTATAAGAAACACCAGCAATGTTAATTTCATCTGGTTCATTTGTTTGGTCCGCTATAGCAGTTAATTTTTCTTTTTCTTCCCAGGTTTTTCTAGAATAAATATTACTAATTTCTGTACTTAATAGTTTTCTAAGAGTAGTTCCTCTATCTAATGGCTTCCAACGTCCATTTTTATATTCATACCATTCATTTCTTTTAATGCTAACACATCTAAATTTATCTTTATAAAGTTGATAAGCGACCATAGCAATATCATGAGCGGTTTTTCCATAAGATTGACTTTTTTGAATATAATAATCAACAGTGTCATTTTTTATTTCTTTATATCTTAACTTGTTAGATTCTTTTGCCCACCACATAATAGATTTTTCAGTTAGCCCTTCACCTTTTTCTTGATAAGCAAAATTAGACCATGTTTGCCAGTGCTGTTGTATATCATTTTCCCAATCAAAATTTTTCCATTGCGATGAAAATTTCATCCATGATAGAAACATTCTACCATGTTGATCGTGAAAAGTATGCTTTAGTTTAATATTGTGTAATGCCAAACCAACTTTAATCCATTTATGATAATCACAATAATATGTTTTGTCTAATATCATTAAGAATTTATGTGTTTCATATAATACATAATCATCAGCATTTATTTGCGAAAACCATTCCTCAATTGCTTCATCTAATTCTTCTTCGCTAGTAATATCTTTATATGCTTCACTTTTACTATTTCCAGTATTGGCACTATATTTTTTTATACTAGACTTTTTGATTTTAATATTTTTTGGACCACCACTTTTTTTCATTTTATTGTAAAGGTCCATCATATTTTCTTTTAATTTGTATTCGATATGTTTATCATATTGTGCAGATAGTTTATAAAACAATTCTTTTGTCATTTTATTTGATTTCCTTTCTATTTCATAAAGACCGTCTTCTGCGTCTGGATCATTTATTGTTATTTCATAATTATATACTAATTGATAAGGTTCATTCAATGGTTTTTTTGAACCATACATTTGCCAATTTGTAGAACCTTTATTAATACCAGAATCTAATACTTCTTCATAACTATTTTGTAAGTCTAATTCTTCAAATACTAAACTAATATCTTCTAGTATTAGTTCTCTAAGTATTGCTCTAACAACTCGATCAGATTTAATACCAATTGTCATATGTATTCCATCTTTTGTTACATCATCTAACATATTAACATTTTTCTTTTCACATAAATAAATAGGAAAACTTGTACCTGGTTTCATATCATAAATTTCAAGAAGTTTTTCCATATATAAACTAATAAGGTCATCAATGTGTTCTTCATTATGAACTCTATAATCAATTTCATTTGAATATCTAAAATCAAAATCTTCTAGTATCGGTCCACCATTTACTAATTGTTTCTCTGTTAAATATTCATCACGTTTACCTTTAATTACAGCATCATAATATTGATCGTGGAATTTTTTTAAAACATCTATTGCTACGTGATAAGAACCACCATAACCATTAAGTGGTAACTTACCATCTTCATTTTTTTTGTGAGGTATTCTAGTGTGAGTTATACTAACATTACCTTTTCTTTTATATGATTTTAAAATGTTATCGAATTTTGGCATCTTAATAAATATTCAACATATTTTATTAAGTCAATTTTTATTTATTTTTATTTATCAAATACTTTTTTATTATATTTTTTATTACATTTTATCGTTTAAAAAATATATTTGTAATAATAATTTAAACCTTTCTAAATATTATTTATATAATGGAAGATGGCAATAATTATATACCTATGGATACAAAAAAGCGCATTGCGAAAGATGTAATAGAAATTAATAAATATCCGCTACACAAACATGGAATTTATTATTTTCACGATGAAGAAAACTTAAAGAAAGGTTATGCTTTAATAATAGGACCAGATGAAACAATATATCAAGATGGATTTTATTATTTTGAATTTACTTTTCCCTCGAATTATCCAGCATCCCCACCAAAGGCAAAATTTATAACTGGAGATGGTAAAACAAGATTTCATCCAAATTTATATAGAAATGGTAAAGTTTGTTTATCATTATTAAATACATGGCGTGGTGAATCGTGGACTTCTTGTCAGAGCATATCAACAATATTATTAACACTAGTTACATTATTTCATAATAAACCATTATTAAATGAACCAGGTTGTACAGAGAAACATAAAGATTTTAAAAAATATAATGAAATTGTAGAATATAAAAATTACGATATTGCTATATTAAATGGACTAAGACATAAGGAAAATAATAATTGGTATGGGAAACAATTCAATATATTTAATGATATTGTTAGTAATCATATTATTAATAATTACAGCAAAATTATTAAACGTTTAGAGGATTCTTTAAAAAAAAAAGAAACTACCAAATATAGAACATCAATATACTCAATGGAGATAGACGTAAATTATGAAGTTCTTTTGTCAAAATTTAAATCAATATCTCAAAATAAATAAAATAAATTGAAAAAAAATAATAAATAGATATTATTAATATATATAGATATGCATTTCTGTAAAGTTTGTAATAACATGTATTATATCAGAATGAAAAGTAAACAAATGGATTCATTAATATATTATTGTCGCAATTGTGGTAATGAAGATGATTCATTTAAACAAAATTTAAATAACATATGTGTTTCAAAAACGCATATAAAAAATAGTGGTTCAGATAATTTTCATCATTTAATAAATGAATATACAAAAATGGATCCAACGTTGCCAATTATAGATAATATTAAATGTCCAAATGCTAGTTGCGACAGTAATAATTCTGAAAATCCAAAAAAAAACAAAATAATTTATTTACGTGTAGATGATGAAAAAATGAAATATTTATATATCTGTGCTAATTGTGATAAGGTTTGGAATACTTTCAACTAATATATTATTTAATATTTTTTACAAATAAATTGAAAAAATATTAAACACTTATATTATATTATAATAATGGCGCAAAATTTATCTTTTAAAGAAGAACCTTTAGATGAACAAAAATTGGTAAATATTGTTGATAGTCTAGAAAATGAAGGATTAAAAGAAAGTGATGAATTAGTTTTTGAGAATGAAAATCCTTCAGCAAAAAATATTTTACCAGTTATAAATATTCCAGAAGTTACAACAAATGTAGAAGAAAAAGTAGATCTTGAAAACAATAAAAAACAATTGCAAGAAATAAAGATAAATACAGAAACACTACAAAATGAATTAAAAGAAAATGAAAAAAAAGAACAAGAAAATAAAGAAGCAGAAAAAGAAAATGAAAAAAAAGAACAAGAAAATAAAGAAGCAGAAGATCAAGAAGAAGAACAAGAAGATGAAGATGAAGAAGATGAAGAAGATGAAGAAGATGAAGAAGATGAAGAAAATAAAGACGACGAAAGTGATGATAGTGATGAAGAAAGTGAAGATGAAGAATATAATAAAATCGAGCAAACTCAACAATCAAATGAAGTATTGTTAGATTATCATCCAGAAGTTAAACAATTAAGTTATAATGAAGTTAAAAGTTTAACTAAAATAACAAGGGATTTTAACAATATGATAATTGATCCTTTACATACAACTATTCCTATGTTAACTAAATATGAAAAGGCTAGAATTTTAGGTGTGAGAGCAAAACAATTAGATAATGGAGCAGATCCTTTTATTTCATTGCCATCGAATGTAATTGATAGTTATACAATAGCAGAACGAGAATTATATGCCAAAAGATTACCATTTATAATAAGAAGACCAATTCCAAACGGTGGTAGTGAATACTGGTGTTTGAAAGATTTGGATATAATTGATTTATAAATAATTTATCTATAAAAATAATATCTATTTTTTGATAAGTAAGCATACAATTCTCTCTGTGGCATTTGTTTTGCTGTATTTCTATAAATGTTTCCAGATTTTTTTATATTATTACCGCAAACAGAAATAATTGGAAATAATTTTAAGTTTGTTGAACGATTATTCCATCTACCATATGGAAATTCTCTTTGGAAATTTTGTCCACATGCTTCGGTTGATAAAAAATTACTTAATTCTGTTTCAGTTTCATAAGTGTAATCACCATAAGGAAAAGAATAAACTATTGATATTTTATAATAATATTTTTTATACAAACTTACTGTAAGATCTTCATAATTTACTTGTAGTGTATTATGAGTTTCATCTAGTATAACTTGTTTATCCGTTGCTTTTAAAGTTGCTATGTGTTTATAGTCGCGATTTAATCCTGAACGATATATTTTATATTGTATGTATTGAAAGTCTTGTAACAAAATATTTTGATTATTAATATCCCAATCAAAATCAATAAATCTACTTTTTTCTTCTGTTGCTTCATTATATTTTATTTGTGTTAGAATTGGTGCTTTATATAATGGATTAACTGATTTTGGTTCACTCCACGCTGAAAACATTTTATTTGCGTCAATATCTGCTTTATCGTATTTTTTATATATAACACGAATTCTAAATTCGTAATTAAATCCTAATTTTAACATAGCGAACGCATAACTAGATTTTGTTTTATCAAATAAAGTTAACACTGGTTCAAATAAACGAATAGGTTGCCATGTTCCTAGATTTCTGAATTGCGGAACCCATTCAATTTCATATTGATAAGCATCTGGATGTTGTGTCCAATTAACAAGAAATTCGCTTCCAAAATTTTCACGATTAAATATAATATTATTGATAATTGTTCCTGGATAATCAGCAGTAGTGTTTACATAATTTGACCAATCTGTAGTAAAATTAAACATATTTATTTTTCCTCTAACTCGAGCATTATGTTGTCTCGCTATAACTAATTCTTTTGTATGTGTTAATTCGTCTTTTTTTTTTGTTACAATAACACCATCTAAATCTAGTTCATAAACATCGTAATTTAAATCTTCCCATTCATATTCAATATGCGTGTGAACACGGGTAAATAAATTTTTTAAAAATGTTGGAGGTGGATAATTAGCAACAACAGTAACAGGTGCTGACCATAATGTTCTACCACAAGTAACATTACCTCTAACTTTGGCTGTGTATGAACCTGGAAATACATTATTTATAGTCCATTGTCTTTCTCTAGTTGTATATATTTGTTGATTTATCATGATTTCATAATATGAATATTGACTAGGATTATCAACTACCCAATTAAATACAATTTTCCTATCATTTATATAAAATTGTCCTGTTAAACCACCATTTGAAACCGCGTAGTTAGACATATATATTTAAATAATATTTTATTATCTAAAAGACGATTTTAAATTTCCTGCTATTTTTTTGGCATATCTCATTCTACCACTCATATTTGAATTGTTATTTAATGTTCCAGTATTTTTAATTAAGTTCGTTGTTTTACAAATAACAATTGGTGGACACCAATTGGCTATAGTTCCACTACTCAAATTATTTTCTGTATTATTTGTAATAGAACGTATAAAATAAATATATAATTGTTCTGTAGTTACAGTTTTATCTATATATTTAATTATACCACCGTGTAGTGTAACTAATAAGTCAGATTCTTGAGGTGTTGGTATAGTTGTTCCATCACTATAAATCATTCTATATATTTTATAGTTTTGTGCGGTTGTAATATAATTCCAAGTAAGAATAATACCATTAGAAGCAAAAGAATTATGCGTGAGTTCTGGAATTAAAGACATAATTATATATAATAAATTTATTTAATTTAATAAATTTATTCACAAATTATAGTGTTTCAATGACATAATTAGATAATTTACTTTCATAATTATTAATACTTTTAATATAGTAAATATATCTTACATCATCAAGAACTTCTTTATCATTATATATATGAGTATCTTTGTCAACTTCACACAATAAATCATTTTCAGTTATACTTTTCATTTTATTACTTGAAAAAATTTGTCTATATATTTTATAACAATTTATATTTTCAATGCGTGTCCATCTTAATGTAATAGAATTATTTAAACCAAATGATGTTAAAATAGGTGCCTCTGGCATAAATTTTTCTGGTAAATTAACTTTTACATTAATTAAATTTTTTAAACTTTTCATATTTTTAAATGTTCCCTTAGCTAAAGCATATACTTCAAAATCATAACTATGATTATATAACAATGGTGTTGATAATTTAAAACAATAGTTGCCATTTTCTGTAGTTTTCAAAACATTATAAGATTTACCACTTAGTACATTTGTTAAAACATATTCATATTTATTTTTAAAATTCCATGAAAAAGAAACATTGTAATAATTAGTAGAATAGTTAGTAACTGTATAATTTAATTTTTCAGGTTTATTTGGTATGCATATATTAATAATGGATGGTTCAGAATATTTATCGCCGTTTTTTGTTTGTATTATTACTTTATTTTGTATATCATATGGTAATCCAATAGGTATAGGATATAATGCTTCCCCTAGATCTAATGTATTATCTTCAAATACTTTTTCAATATTATCTAATGCTGTAGTTATTTTATAACCAAATGTTTGTTTTGGATTTGCGTTATTTTTACTTTGTTTTAAATATTCTACATCCCATTTTAAACAACAAGTATAATAACAATCATTGTAACTAATTTTTTTTATATCGAAATTAATAGGTGGATTAGGTTTAGTATAGATTGTATAATAATCTGTCCAATCACTCATAACTTCTCTTGATCTTAATTTTTTATTTATACCTGGTACACTATAAAGCACTGCGTATTTTAATTTAAAATATGTTCCAGATATATCAGTGTTAAATTGTAAATTATTGGTTGGTTTAGTATACGATAATGAAAAGAAATCTTGTTCTACATTTTCAGTATTAAATGTATCAACATTTTTTACATAAATTTTATTTGGAAACATTCCATCATCTTTAATACAATAACATGAATTACTAATTATATCATTTTTTCTAGGAGGTAGAGGATAATCGTATAAATCGTAAATATACCAACCTACACAATTAATTTGTGATACAGTAGTTCCTTCAACATTATGATTATATAATTTTGGAGGTTCTATTAATTCAACGCCAGGATAACTAACATTTATAGTATAAGGTTTTGAATATGGATACCATTTATTATTTATTTTACACGAAATAATATATTTTAATATTGTTCCTGATTTCTTTGGAGGGTCATAGTCAATAAAAAAACGTTTATTATTTTCACTTTTACCCAATCCACTAAATATAGGACGTGAACCAACAGTTTTATTTCTAAAAACTTTATACACTTGAACACTATTACCCATATCATCCCATGAAACTTTTAGGTATAAATTACTTTCATTAAACTCAACTTTTAAATTTGTTGGTATCATTTATATATAAATATAGAATTAATATTTCTAACATTTCCACCTTGCTCCACAATTAAGACAAGTTACAAATGTTGTCATAGGTTCATCTGCAGATCTAGTTTGAAGTTCATAATAAGCACATTTATTTTTTTTACATTTAAAACAAGTAAATTCATCTGTCATTGCTGAAATGTCCATTGTTGTTGCGTTTTTATCTCTTTTTATTTTTGCTTCAATTAAGTTTTTCCATAGTTTTGTATTCATTTCTTGATGCGTCATAAAAGCAATGTCTTGACTTTTTATTTTTTGTTTTTTTATTTTGGTTAACAAATCTTTATTATAACTTTCCATTTTTGGATTTATATTTTTCATGATACTTTTAAATTTGTCTAAATACAATTGTATAAAATATTTATTTTCCCATTTTTTTACAACTTTTTTTTTTGTTGCTTCTTTAATCGTCCAATTGTAAATACCTTTTTCTAAATTAATTGATATAGATTGTTTTTTTTTATCTTTTATGATTTTTCTAAATTCTCCTACTAAATTCTTTCTAAATTCTACCGGGTCTGTTACTTTTACTGAACTCATTAAATATATATTAATTTTCTTTTTTAATATATATTTCAATTTATTATTAATCATCGTATTCTTCTTCTTCTAATTCTGAATTATCTCCTTCAATATCACTTTCCAATATTTCTTCAATATCATCATCGCTCTCATCATATTCACTTTCATCATCACTTTCTTCGTCACTATCTTCTTCACCAGTTTCTTCTTCTCCTGTATACTCGAAACTTTCAGATTCTTCTTCACTTTCTTCTTTTTCTTCGCTAGGTATATAATCTTCATCATCACTATCATCATCATCTACAATAAATCCATCTTCTTTTGAATAACCTTCTTTTGTTTTTAAATGTTCAGGTATTTCTTCTTCATCGCTATAACTATCTTCCTCATCTAAATTTTCAAAACCACCAAATAATTTTTCATATTTTGCTTCCCATTCTTCTTTTGTAAAATCAATAAATGTTTTATTTTTATTATCATAACAAACAAGTAAAACTTTTCCAAAATATAATTGTTCATCAACCGGTGGCGGTAAATCATATTTATTTTCAGAGTTTGCTCTACCATTATCTTTTGCATATAAGCATATAACACAGTCTGTATCATTTTTTTTATAAGACCATTCAGTTCTTTTTGAAAAATCCTTGTTATTTCTTAAACCACATTTTTTATACAAATTTTCTTCGCTTATATTATTCATGTTTGACGTACTAACCGTTCCATTTTTGTCAATCAAAACTACTTTTACCATTATATGTGTTTTATCAAATGGATTTAAATAGTTTATCTTATAAATTATATAAATGTATAAATATTGGATTATGGAAATACCATTAACAAGTAACTTAAAAAAAAACATAAATAAAATGATTGACAATCCAGATTTATTTAAAAAAGAATATGAAGAGCAAATATTGTTGGGTTATGATGGTTATTATAAAGAAAATAATGATCACTATATTTTGTACAAAGAAAATCTTGATTTTAAATTAAATTTAGGTTATTTAGAAAATTATGATTTACTAATAAACAAATTAGACAATAGAAAAAAAGTAAATATTTTAAAAATACCATTTAATCATAGAAAAATTATAAAAAAAACAATAATGATATCAAATGAAAAAAAAGCAAATACTTTTTTTACAATAGATATAGTAAATAATAAAATAAATGATTTTTATTTTTATTCGTCATTAAATGAAGACAATTTTAATTTAAAAACAGAAATTCGTTCGTTTTTATCAAGGTTAAAGTAATATATATCTATATTAATATGATTATATGGACATTAAAGCAAATAATAATTTCTTTTGTTTTGATAGCTTTAGTTCATTATATTTACGATTTTCTTAAAAATAATTTAACCAATCCAAAAATAAAAGATTTAGTAAATAAACCAAATGAACAGTATAAAGAAATATACAAAAGTATGTCAAATGAAAATAAACCAGTAAAAAAAGAAATTAATACAGAAAATAAAAATCAAATGAAAAATGAATTGAAAAAATATTTAACATCATTAAACACATCAAAAAATAACATTGAGTCTGTAGGGTCTAGTTTCTCGAGTAATTTTGAAAACCAATATGAAACATTAAATTTGTAAATAGTTTAAAGAATGCGCACTTATCTATATAATGTTAAATTACAGAGATAAACAATATTTACTTAACCAGTTTCCTAATATAGAACTTTGTCGTGAAAAGTTATTTCACAATAAAGTTCCTAATTCTAATTTTTATTTAACAATACCAAAGGGTAGAAAACATTTTGCATGGTTTAGAAGGTGGAAGAAATGGAATGTATGTTTATTTTTAAGATTATCAAATAATAAAAGACATATAGAAGATATAAAAATATATAATGTTTGTTTTGATAACAGATTATGCTATAAATATGGAACTATATTTTATGGTACAATGTTTAACATTAAATCACAACGTTTTTTTAATGTAGAAAATATTTATTATAGTTTAAGTAAAGACATAAGAAGTTTTACACAAAAAAACAAATGGGATGAAATAAGTAATATTTTTAATAAGTATATCAAACAAAAATCACACAGTAAAAATGATGTGATATTTGGTGTTCCAATTATAGATACGTCACACGATAACATTAGAAAAAAAATAAAAAATCTACAATATGAATTATATTGTATTCAACATAGATTATTTAAAAAAGAATTATCATTTTTCAATGAAAAAATAGAAAATTTAGTAGTGAGAGAAGCAAACTTTTTTGTAAAAGCAACACTTCGTCCAGATATTTATGAATTATTGCTAATGAATGATGGTTGTATAGAAAAACATAATTTTGCGTGTATACCAGATTATAAAACAAGTGTTTTTATGAATTCATTATTTAGAAAAATTAAAGAAAATGACAATTTGGATTTATTGGAAGAAAGTGATGATGAAGAAGAGTTTGAAGATATTTCTCCAGATAAATATGTTAATTTATCTACGACACATATAATGAAATGCGTTTATAATAAGAAATATAAGTTATGGAAACCAATAAAAATTGTAAATGAAAATATTACAGACAAGAAAATAATCAAAAAATTAGAAATATAAATATATTTATATATTATATATGGCAAGAAGTTTAACTGGAGGTAAAAGAAGAAGACGTAGTAGAACAAGAAAATCTAGAAAACCAAGAAGAAAAAGTAGAAAAAGTAGAAAAAGTAGAAAACCTAGAAGAAAAAGTAGAAAAAGTAGAAAACGAAGTAAAACACGTAGACGTAGAAGAACTAAACAACAAGGAGGAAGTACGTTAGGATTTGGTATGCCTGGAAGTAGTGGTAACCATGGTCAATTAGCACCATATTCTATTGGTAATCGTTATTTCGGTAGTTCAGCACCTTATACTCACGGTAAATAATTATAATAAAAAATTTTATATTATAATTATTAATCCATAATCATACATTTACCCTGTAAAAACGCGTCTTTTTTTAAAGCAACAGATTTAAATTTCTTTTTTTTACTTATATCTTCCCATTTATTTTTTTTATAATTTTCCACATCAGCACATATGATATTATATTTTTTTTTATTATAATATCTTCTTCTTTTATTCCATTGTCTCTGAAATATATCATGTTGATCTACTATATCAATAACTAATGCTTGTTTATGTTTTTGCCTTAAAATCCTACCTACTGCCTGTCTTACATCTGTTTTTGGTGTAGCCATTATTAACGTTGTAAGTGTTTTTATATCAAGTGCTTCTTCAGCCATAGCATAAGTTGCAATAATTACTTGTTTATTTTCTGATGCTTTAAGTGCTTCTTCTTTCATACCACCTACATAATATCCTACTGTTGCAATTTTTCTATGTTCTATTGCTTCAAACAAATATTTCAATAAATTTTTGTTATGCGCGATAATCATAATTTGTTGTTCTTTATCACCATTATCTATTGTGTCTTTTAATACTTTTAAAATAAATTCTGTTCTTCTATTGAATTCGCATAATTTTTTTATCATTTTTGAATAATGAACTTGTCCTCTATAATTTAAATCAGTTTCACTAAATTCATCATCATCATGACTATAATATATTGCTTTTACCAAAACATCCGCGTTATTATCACTTTTTTTACTGAAAACAATTGGTCCTAAAAACATTTTAAAAACTTTAGATAAACTATCTTTTCTTTCCATTGTAGCACTTAATCCTAACATGTATTTTGATACAACTGTAAATAAAGCGCGACTAAAAACTTCAGCACCAATATGATGACATTCATCTATAATTGTTAATCCAAATTGTTGAAATAATTTTCTAGGATAATCTTTCATTGATAATGATTGTAACATACCAATAACAATTTCTTTACCTTCTGTATCCATTGTTTCTCCCTGAATACGACCAATTTTAACTCCGGGTAAAAATTGTTCAATACGCTCTTTCCATTGTCGTAGTAAAAATTCTTTATGAACAATAACAAGTGTTTTTACTTTTAATTGTGAAATTATATTTAATGCCATAACTGTTTTTCCTGCACCACAGTGTATTTCTAATAATCCACCTCCATTTTTTTTCGCTTCCTGAATATATTTATTTACAATTGGTTTTTGAAAATCTCTTAATTCTCCTTTAAAATTTATATTTAATTTTGGTGTGTCTAAAATTCTGGTTTCTTCAGGTTCGCCATAATATTCTTGTCCATAAAATCTAGGAATATACATTTTTTTTTTAGATTCTCTATAAATAGGAAATGGAGTAGGTTGCGATAAAGAAGTTTTAGGAACAAATGGTTTAACAGTTAATTCTTTTCTTATTAATTCTTGTTCTTCAATAGTTAAATTTTCTTTCATAATTGTGTATCCTTTATAACCTAAATAAGTAGCGATTTCATCGTTTGACATTATTAATAATAATTTTTTTTGTTTAAATAATTTCAATTTATAAAAAAAATATTATACACCTATGATATATATGAATTTGTTTAAAATGATGGGAAATAAACAACACCACTATATTTTAGCTGTTTTATTGGCTATTTACATATTATTTGATGTAGATGTCCCTGATCAAGTAAAAGAAATGGTAGACAGTCCTTTTGGAAAAGTTGTTGTTGCTGTTTTAGTTATTTCTTTAGTTTATGTTAATCCAATGGTAGGAGCATTGGGAGTTATTGCTGCTTATGTTTTGATAAACAAATCGGGTGATATGACTGGACCAGTTCATAGACATATTTCATCTGAAGTTAAAAAAAGTCAACATATGAAAGCAATGAATGTTAAACATCCAGATAATTTAGAACAATCTATTGTTAGTAAAATTCTACCACGTTCTGGTAAAATTATTGGTTCGCCTAGTTTTAAACCAACACTCAATGGTTTACATGACGCTGCTAAAATCTAAATAAAATTAATATTTCATAATACTAATTTTATCAACTCATTTGCCATATTTCATACATTGTATAATGTTCATCACCCGCAATTAATGTAATAACACCAGGTATAACTACAAAATATACAGCCATTAATATAAGTGTTGCTATGATTATTATAATAAAAGGATTGTCTAAAATTTTATGCCAAGGGATATCACCAGACAAATCTTTTTTATCATCATAAGCAATTCCGGTTTTTTCATCAACTGGTTCACCATCAATTTCAACTGGAATACAATCAAAGTTTTTCATATCTTCCATACCTTCTCTCATAGAAGTAAAACCTTCTCTATTAGAAAACCCTTCAAATCCTAGTTTATTGTATTCTACATCCATTTTTGTTTTAACATTCCCTGGTTTTTGTTCTTTTAATGCTGCTTTTTTTAAATAATTTACATCAGCACTACTTATTGCCATTGGATAATCAACATCAAATACAACAACTCTTTTTTGAATACTTGGATCTTTTGAAACATTAAATGTCCAAAATGGTGTATTTGTTGGAATAATAGAATCCAGAGACCAATTTACAACATTAACCACTTTTTTTTCATTAGAATTAGTGATTTGACTTGCAAATTGATTAAAAAACAATTGAGAGCGTTTATTAACACTGGTTCCAAAAACACTTCCTACTAATGATGCTACTTTTATTGGAATAACTAATGTTAATTTACCGTCACCACTATGGTGTAATACTAAAGAATATTTTGGTTTATTTTTGTTAGCAAAATTATACCATGAACCTTTATATAATCTAACGTGTTGTAATGTATATTCGCTATTATTAAAAGTTACTTTATTTTTACCGTCAACTATTATATTAATATAATCATCTAATTTTTGAATATGACAACTACTTATTCCATAATCATGTTTTAAAGAACAACTATTTGAACAAGTTTTTGTTTTATTAGTTAAACTAACTGAAGTTTTATCTATATTCGCCATTAATATAAATATAGAATATAAAATATATAAATATGTATATAATGAATATTTCTAGAGGTAAAATCAAAAAATTAAGAAGAAGTAAAAGTCAATCAAGAAGGAAATTGCCTAAAAATAAAAAAAATAAAAGACCAAGAACTGGACAAAATAGAAGTTTTAGAAAAAAAAAATATATAAATCTAAAAAATAGTTCATTAAAAAAATTAGGGAAAAAAAGAAGGCGTATTCGTTTTCAACGTGGAGGTTTTCTTATAGAAGACATGAAACCTTATATACCAAATGAAAATTTACTTGAAAAAATAAAAGAGTCAGAAGAAGGTAAAAAATATATCGGTAATATTTCTCAAGAAGGTGATACTGCTGACGATTATACCAATAATGTATTTGATTTTAAAAGAGACATCAGCGATAAACAAAGTCCAGAAGAGTGGTTAACACTATTTAAAAGTGATAAAAGTCCATTTAAAAAGTTTTTTGAAAATATAGAACTAAATGAATTTGAAGGAAATGATAGTGTAGTTGAAGATGAAGATACTGTACCGTATGATTCACAAGAACAATTACCAACTAATATAGAATCACAACAAGAACAAGAAGTAGTAGTAGCAGTATCAAAAGAAGAAGAAGCAAATGAAGAAGAACCACCAATACCACCACGAGAGGATTCAGAACAACCCGTACAACCACTTGATGCTAGTAATTACGGTTCTGAAGATATATATAAACAATGGCTAAAATACAGACAAGAAAATCTACCAATACAACCACCATGTAAAAATACAGTTCATGTATATAAAAAAGTTTGCGTATATATAAAAACTGAAATTAACAAAATGCAAAAACCAGGAGCAGATCATATTAGAATTTTTAATGTTATTAATAACAAATATTTGAACAAGATGTACGCACAAAGGAGGATACAATCGAAAAGCAAATCGAGCCAACATATGCGTGAATTGATCAACTTAGATTTTGAAAAATTAGTTGAACATTATTTCCATGTATTAGTTTATTACTCAAATAAAAATAATGAAGATATTAATGAAAAATTAGATAAGTTATTTGAAAGTAATAAAAGCGATGCTTATACTGATGATATTGATAAGAATGGTAATAAAATTCATATGATAAATAAAAGTATTCCAAAATGGAAATTTAATGAATTAAGAAAAAAATATCCATATGAATATGTTTATATTCCAACATCACAAGAAAAAAATCAAGAAGAACAAATGACAATGTTAAAAGAATTAGAAGGGGTTAAAATAGAAACAAATAAATATTTTGAAAGTGTTGATAAATTACATTCATCTCATTCAAAACTAGAAAATTATGTAAGAGAAAAAGGCAATGTTTCATTAGGAAAAACACCTGCCATAACTTTACTTAAACAAGGTAATTTGTTTAGAGTTAAATATAGATATCCATTTATTCCGGGTAGTTTTGAACAAAATTATTCTACTGAAATGAATACAAATACTTTAACATTCAATCCGGGAACAGTTTGGAAAGATAAACCAAAACCATCTAAAACATCAATGATTCCCTTTAAAACAAAGCACGATGAAGCGCAATATGTAAAAGTGGTGTTTAATGTTAATCTTAAGACACCAAATAAATCTAAAGTTCAAAAATTTGTAATTCACGTTCCTAAAACATCATTAACTTTTAATAATAAGATATCTGAAGTAAATCTCCAATTTAAAGATTTATATGAACCAAAAAATAATAAAATAATAAATGGTAAAAAGTCAAAAGATGGTGTTAAATTTTATAAACCACTGGATATTTTAATACCTGGAGTACAAGATTGTATGGCTAATAGTGTTGATTCTGGTGTATTTTCATCATTGGAATCAATTAAAGCAAGACAAGCGAAAGAAGCAAATCAAAGAATTAATAAACTTAAGATAGATTTGCGTAAATCTAAAATGAATGAAGGAGACGCAACGCTTTGTACAAATAAAATAAGAGATATGGAAGCGGATTTATTAGAAAATAACGCAATGACTATTTCTTACGATCCTGCTAGTAAAAATGTTTATGTTTCAAAAGTAGAAAATTTAACTGATTTTGCAGAAAGTTTAAAAATAAATTTGGAAGAATTACATGATATTGATAATAAAAAGCCAGATTTAGTTTCTAACAATACAAATGTTGGAAATAACAATAGTGTAGGTGAAATGTCCACACAACAACCGGGAAGTAATAATTCTTCAACAATTCATACACCTAGTTTTATAAAAAAAGCAATGGGTCCTAAAAATTCTAGTTCTTCATATAGAAGTGGTTCATCTGGAAGTAGTTCATCTGGAAGTAGTTCATCTGGAAGTAGTTTATCTGGAAGTGAAAAGCCTAAACAATCAAATGATAAAAATGAGGAAGATAAAAAAGAGGAAGATAAAAAAGAGGAAGGTGAAAAAGAGGAAGGTAAAAAAGAGGAAGGTGAAAAAGACGCAGGTGAAAAAGAGGAAGGTAAAAAAGAGGAAGGTGAAAAAGAGGAAGGTGAAAAAGAGGAAGATGAAAAAATAGATACAGATATAGAATCAGAAATTGTTGCTGTTGTAGAAGCACACAAAACAAATGAAACAACTATACCAGAACCATCTAAATCAATAGAAAATCCAGAATCTAATAATTAATAATTTTGTTATTTTAAAATTATTAATTTTTGTTTATATGAACTGAATCATATCTTTGTGTTTTGTTTTTAAAATCAATCAAAGTCAATATAATAGCATCAATTCTATTTTCCATTTCATTGTCATTGTTATAAGTTTCTTTTAAAGAATATAATCCGGTAATAATTTTATTAATAAAATTAATACAATGCTGTGCTAAAATATAAAATTCATTTATTTTTGTTTCAGCTAAAGAAGTTGAAACATTATCTAAAAATCCAACAAATAAATCGAATTCTTCTTCTAAAATAACATTGCATTTTTTTCTATCTTGTTCATACCACCATCTAGATAAGTATTGTCCATATTTATTATAATCAATATACAAATTGTTTTCACTATCTTTTCCAAATTTATCATGTTTTTTTAATTTTGTAAAAATATCCAATCTTTTCTTAAAATCGTCAAAATTTTCTCGTAATTCTTTAATTTTCGCATTATTTTTTTCGCTAGAAAATGTAGAACCATCATAAAGTTCTTCAGCAAAACATTGTCCTTCCATTCTAAACATTTTATATATAACTATATTTTTTTTATAGGTATGGAATGTATTTTGGTCCACTATTTTCATAAACTGTAACTTTAAAAGCATCTTGATATCCTTCAACATAAACGCTATCACCGTTAAATAATTCATTACAACCATATTCGTTTGTGCAACTACGCCCGCCTTTACTTATAGGTAGTTTTATAGAATTAAATTTATCACTCATAGTATAATATTGAAATTTACTTCTATTTGTTAATAATGTTCTACCCATTAAAGGTAAAATAGTTTCGACACCATTCATTCTTGTGAGAATACCTACTTGTTGATAGGAAGATTCATGTCCTTGAGTTGGTACGTTTATTGGAATTCCACGTACATCGCTTGAATTCTTAGGATGATATACACCATTTTTTAATGGTGGTAAAAAAGGATTGCTAAATATATTACCCATAGGAGGAATACGATTTAAAAAATTATTTCTTAAATCAAGCGTAGGGTCTTGTTTTATTGTAATTGGATTTTTTATTGTAATTTGCCAAGTATTTTTCATTGACAAATAAATAAAATAACCAACTAAACCTATTAAAAATATTATAAAAATCATTGTAATATTTTCAATACAAATCATGCCAGGTTGACATTTACGAGCCATATATATTATTTGAATTTTTTATTTTTTCATGCCTTTTAATTGTTTAATTGTGCCCTGTAGTGGACCCATCATTTTGTTAATTTCACCTAATTGTGGCATACTTTTAATTGCTGATTGTGCCGTTTTAATTAATGGACCCATATCTTTTAAATTTCCCATTAGTTCTTTTTGTTGATCTACTAATAGTTTTGTTTCTTTTGTTAAACCACGAACACCATCTTTACCTAACATTTCAGATAGATTGTCATATGCTGCTTCCACTGTAGAAGCATAATCTATTCTTTCACCAATTCTATCATCTCTACTTAAATTTTTTGGTTTACTACTAGGAACGTTTCTTTGAGTGTATTTTTCTTTTTTTCCCTTCTTTTTTTTGGAGCGTTTTTTACTTCTCATACCTTCATGAACTTTTTTACTAGCGAAAACTACATTTGTAGCAATTAACGCAATTAATAGATTAACAGTCATATTTTTACTAAAATAAGTAGACAATAATCCAATAACTATGAAAAATGTCAAAGATTCAAAATCATTGTTATTTAAAAATCCTAAAACATTTGTTATAGCTAAAATAAATACAACATACAATACAATTTTGTTTTTTAAAAAATCAGGTGTCTTTATTTTCATTTTATATAAAATGTATATAAAATAAAATGTATATAAAATAAAATGTTAAACAAATAAATTAATATATTTAAACAGTTTCTTCTTCTTCATCTCCTTCATGGTCCATATTTTCTGGAATATCTTCATCTTCGACTTCACCATCGTGATCCATATTTTCAATTTCATTTGCAACTTCACCCAAAATAGAAGCGATTTGTTCTTTTTTGGCTGCTTTTGCTTTACATGCATTTAATTCAGGATCCCATTCTTCACCAGGTTTACATTTGTTTTCTTTATCAACGGCTTCTTCAATTGCTTCTTCGGCTTCTTCACCGGCTTTTTTGGCTGCGTCGTTTAATTTATCTTTTGCGCTTGCGTTTTCACCAGTTTTGAAACTTTCATGAACGCGACCGCAACCATAAAAGAAGTTAGCAACAAATAAACCACCTAATAAAGCCAAAACTTTATTTTTAAGAAAATGATTAACAACTAAAGCAGAAACGGCAAAAGCTCCTAAACAAGTATATGAACGGGTAGTTGCGTAACCAGCAACATTAACAACTGCTAAAGCAGCAACAGCATAAAAAACAATTTTATTGTTTAATAATTTTTTAGCATCTTTCATTACCATTATATATAATTTAAACAAAAAAAATTGATATATATTTTATTTAATTTAAATTAATTAATATGTCAAAATATACATTATGTTTAACCGAACCATATTTTTCATATTTTCACGGTGCCATGGAAAATAGAAATACTTTTAATAAATTAAACGGTCAGTTTTTATGTCAAGAAACATTTGATTTGTTTGAATTTTATCATGATGAAGAATGTTGGCAAGAATATATTTATCATATGGAAAACTGGTTAAATTTTGCTTATTCAAGGGGAGAAATAGCAACAAATGATGCGGTTCAACCCATTGAACATCCTATAATAAAAAATTTTTGGAAATTACATAAAAATAAACATTATTGTCAATTAAATATTGCTAAAACATACGAGACAGAAACCGGGGAACTAATGTGCGTTTTAAAAACATTTTGGATAAGTATTTTTCAGAGAAAATTTAGAAATTATATTGCTAAAAAAAAGAAAATAATTAGATTGAGAAAATGTCCCAAACAATTATTTCATCGTTCTATTTATGGTAAATGGAAAAAAATATAACTTTATATAAATGGATTTAACGTATATAAAAGGGTTGTTTTTACTTTTTTTAATTGTATCAGGTAATTTTATTGGAAATACTTTAGGTTGTCAAATACAAGAACTATTTACTTATAACATGAAAGTTAAAGAAATATTAGTATTTTTATTGATTTATTTTACATTAAATGTAGTCGATAATGAAAAATTATCACCATTACATCATTTAAAAGTTGCGTTAAAAATATGGGTTCTTTATATCTTATTAACCAGAATGGATATTAACTTTTCTATTATTGTATTTGGTTTACTAGGATTAATATATGTTATAAACCAACATATTGATTATAAAAAAAATATCGATGATTTAACAAAAGAACAAGAAGAAAAATATTTAAAAATAATGGGAGTTTTGGAAAAGATGGTAATAGCACTATCTATTATTGGTTTTGTAACTTATTTGATTGCGAAGAAAAAAGAATATAAAAAGAGATTTTCATTTCAAAAATTTATATTGGGTAGTCGTAAGTGTAAAGGCATGGACCATTATGATTTAAAACATTAATATTTTTATCATTAAAGAAAAATATTAATTTTTATTTGAATATATAATGATAATACCAGACAAAATTAAAATAGTTCCAAATAATGTATATTTATTAAAAGTTTCATTATAAAAACAAATACCAAATAATGTTGTAAATAAAACTAATATAGTCGAATACGTTATATATGTTAATCCTAAAGGAATAGTTAGTAATGTTATTGAAAAACAGTATATACATACAAAAAATGATATAGCACCAATAGTTGAAGGTATTATTTTGGTAAATCCTTTTGATTCTTTAGCCATTATATTACCTATACATCCAGAGACAATAGCAATTAATAAATAAATATATCCTTTATTCATATATTATTTATTTTTATTTCTTTTTTTTTTACCGCTTCTTTTTTTGCTAAAAATTTTTATTTTTTTAAATTTATTTTTTATTCTTTTTCTAGTAGATTTGCTTCTAGATCTTCTAGAAGAATGTTTATAACCACCATCTAGTTCATTTTCAAAATAATCATCTTTTGTTTCTGGTTTATCACCTCGTTCTTCTTTTTCCCCGTATTCAAGACCAGTGATTTCTTTTTTTTGTACACACATTTTTTTCATCATATTTGTTGATCGCTGAATTTCTTTTAAAAGATTTTTGTTTTCTAATTCTTTTTGATTAATTTGTGTTTGTAATTGTTGTACTTTTTCATTTATTATTTTTATTTTATCTGATTCTTGTTTTAATTCTTTTGCTTTCTTACCTTCATTTACTAATTTATCTATTTCATCTTGTAGTTCTTTTTTGTCACTATAGTTTTTCAAAAGCGTTTCTGTGCATTTTTCAATAGTGTGTAAATCATCGTTTATTTTTTCGAGTGTAGATGCTATATCTCTTTTGCTTATTAAATAACTTTTTTGTAAATTATCTAATGCTGATAAAACTGTTTGTGCGTTTACAACTGACATAGTATATATATAATTACTATTTATTTTTTAATAAACTACTTAAATCATTACGAACATTGTTCATTTTTTTTACTATTTTTTGTTGTTGAAATTTGGCTTTATTTACCATTTCTTCTGATAATCCATTTTCTTTTCTAATTTTCTCTAAATAATCATATATTAATTTCATTTCTTTTTCTTTATTATTTTCTTGTTTCACAATATGATTTTTATAATTTTGATAATCTAATAAAACTTTATCTAAAAATTCATTGTGTTGTTTTACCCTTTCTAATTCATATAGTCGTTGCATCATTTTTTTTTTATTATTTTTTATTTCACACTCAATCTGGTGTAATACTCGGTCTTGTCTTGCTATATTCATAATATATATATAATTATAATATTAAAAAATTTCAAACGATTACATAATGTAGGTAAATTTTATAATTATTTTTTTTGAGGCTTACTATTACAATAAATAAATATATATTTATTGTAAAATATTTAAATCTAAACTGATATTACAAAATATTTAGGATGTCTAAAAATTTAGAAGAACCTCTACTCTGCGAAAACCCAAATAGATATGTCATGTTCCCTATTTCTGACCATGATATATGGGGAATTTATAAAAAACAAATGGATTCATTTTGGCGTACAGAAGAAATTGATTTATCAAAAGATTTATCACACTGGGAAACACTCACAGAAAAAGAAAAACATTTTGTAAAGCATATTCTTGCGTTTTTTGCCGCCAGCGACGGAATTGTCCTTGAAAACTTAGGACAACGATTTTTAACAGAAGTACAATTACCAGAAGCACGTGCGGCATATGGCTTCCAGTTGATGATGGAAAATGTGCATTCGGAAACATATTCCTTGCTAATCGATACGTTAATAAAAAAAGATGAAGAAAAAACGAAACTATTTAAGGCTATTGAAAACTATCCTTGCATTAAAAAAAAAGCCGATTGGGCATTAAAATGGGTTGGTGATAATCGATCTTCATTTGCAACTAGATTAGTAGCATTTGCTTGTGTTGAAGGTATATTTTTTTCCGGTGCATTTTGTAGTATTTATTGGTTGAAAAAACGTGGATTAATGCCTGGATTAACATTTTCAAATGAATTAATTTCAAGAGATGAAGGAATGCATACTGATTTTGCTGTAATGTTATTTTCGAAATTGGTAAAAAAAACAAAAAAATCAAAAGTATATGATATTGTAAAAGAGGCTGTAGAAATTGAAAAAGAATTTATATGTGAAGCATTGCCTTGCAAATTGATAGGTATGAATTCGAATTTGATGTCGCAATATATAGAGTTTGTTGCTGATAGATTAGTAGTCCAATTAGGATTTGAAAAAATATTTAAAAGTAACAACCCTTTTGATTTCATGGAAATGATTAGTCTTGAGGGAAAAACTAACTTTTTCGAAAAGCGTGTAGGTGATTATTCATTGAGTAGTGGACAAAAAAGTGATGAAGTATTTAACATTGATGATGCTGAATTTTAAATATAATAATATCTAATTTAATAAATATTATTATATATTTATTTTTTTCTGGTTCGTCGTTTTGCTTTTTTTTTACTTTTTTTATATTTGCGACGTGTTTTTTTCTTTTTTCTACGACCACCATTTAATTGTTCAAATTCTATTGTTTGAGTTGGAACTTCATTTTTTGCCATTTTTTCTGTGCCTATATCGGCCATTGTTGTAAAAGCATATATACCCCCTAGTGCTTTTGGTGCGACACTAATAGCATTTGTAATTGTTCCTGTTCCACCAGTAACCAACGCAATAGCAGCCGTTTGAACAAGATGTTTTGCTGTATTGGCATTATTTATTCTTAAATAACCACCTTTAAAAAGTGAAGTAATTTTATTAAAAATTATTTTCATATTATTTCTAAGTTTAACTGCGTCTCCTGCTCTATTGTTTAATTTTAAATTAATATTATCTATTTTTTTCATAGCACCGTCGAGATGAGTATCAACGCCATTAGGGTTTACAAATAAACCAAACATATCCATAATGCTATCGTAAGTTGATTTTGGTCCAATTTCTTTTTTTATATCATTTACAATTTCTTGTGTTTCTGCTAATATAGCAACTAATACATTATTTACGTGACAATCCAATACATTATTTAATTCGTTATTTTTTATGATGCTATTTATATTATTTATATCTTGTTGTTTGTCAATTATATTTATAGTTTTATATAACTCCAATGCTTTATCTTCGGCTTTTTTTTTATTTTCTTTTTGTTTTTTTGATGTACCAGGTAATTTTAGTATATCATGTTTATCAAAATCAATTTTATTATTTAAAGTAAAAGTTAATTGATTAGGATTATATATTTGACACTCATTACTAAATGGATTTTCGGATATTTGTTTATATACAATGGCTAAATGAGGATGATTATCTTCTAATGATTTTTGACCTGCTACGACAAATTCTTTTTTAATTTCTCTAATTGTTTTTTCAATTGTAACGTGTTGGTCATAACTAAGAAGACTGTAAGCACTACCCAATGCTAATACAGCACCGTAAAATAAAACAGGGGGTATACCACCACTCTGTTTTTTTTTTGATTTTTTGGTTTTATCATTTGATATTGTTTTTATTGCTAAATTAACAGATCTTGATATATGGTCTATATAGTCTTTTGCGATATTTTTTGTATCATTTAATTCTAATATTCTATTCATACACCAAAATGTAAGTATAGTTTTATTTTTTATTAATGATTTTATTATTATTTTTTTTGATGAGTTGTTCATTATATATAATATAGTTATTATTTTTAACACCAATAAGCAGACCCTTCTACTCTTAAATGATTTTTTGGTATATCTTCTTTTAATGGATTTATCCAATGACCATTTTTATATTTATTAACTGTTTCATTATTATTCCAACGATTACCATTAATACCAAAGAATAATTGTAACGCACCACCAACATAAATGCAACTTTTATTTAAATCTTTAAATATATAATTTGATATTGGCATACCATAACCACCACAACTAACCAAAGCAATATCAAAATTATCTTTTATCTTAGCAACTTCACTTTTAAAATAATGAAAATGATGAACCCAATCTATATTATCACCATTACCTGCTAATGTAACAGGTGGTCTCAATAAAACAAATTCATTATCATCAAATATTTTATGTGGATAAAAAATGAAATTAACATCTTTTAATTGACTTTTTATACTATGAATATGACTACTTATTATAAGTATTCTTTTACCTCTAATACTCGAAGGTATTGTATAAGTAATACCTCCAGTGTTGTATTTTGACTTATCGAAAAAATAATATGGTTCTAAAGCACAAGCATGAAAAGTTTGTTTGTATGGAATATCTCTTGATAAATATTGATAGAAATCCACTGCTTGATTATACATTGTTTTATCCCAAACACCTAATAAATTACAATTTCTTACTGCTTCTAAATATGTAGTTACATATGTAAATGCTGAACTATTATTTGTTATACAAATACCTGGTACTGTATACATATAAGGTATCATTTTCTTCCAATCTTTCTTTGCTAAGTATAAACCACAAAAACGGCTTTCATTACCAGACAATCTTCCAATAAAAAATTTACTATTTGTTTTAGATGCGATCGAAATGGTGTCTTGTAATTTTTTAAAACCACTCATTCTTTCTGGAATAGAATATTCATTTTTTAAGAATTGCATTTAAATAAAGTATTAATATAATTTTTAAATCTATATAATAATAAATAATTAATAAGTATATATGGAAAAATTAAAAGTTGTTGTTTGTGGAACTATAAAAAATGGTGAAAAAACCATTCAAAAAAACATAGAAAATTTATTAGAAATAAAAAAATATTGTTTAGATTTTAAATTAGTATTATATGAAAATGATTCTACAGATAATACAGTGAAAATATTAAACAAATTACGTTCAGAAACAATACATGTAATTAGTGAAAAAAATATTACTACGTTAGGTGGTAGAACAGTAATATTAGCCTGGGGAAGAAACACATTATTGAAATATATAAACAAACATTTTTCAGATTATGATTATATAATTATGACCGATTTAGATGATGTACTAAAGGGTTTTAAAGCAAAAATGGTTCAAAAAGAATTTGAAAAGGATTTGTCAAAATGGGATGTTTTAACTGCTAATTGTATAGGACCTTATTATGATATTTATGCTTTAAGAGCAAAAAAAAATCAAATTTGGGACTTAGATATACAATATGATTGTTGGGATATGATAAATCATTCAACAAAACTAGGTTTTAATCGTGGATTATCTACATTAATACACGTAGGTAATTTTCAAAAAGTAATACCAATAAATGAAAAATTGATAAGTGTTGATTCTGCTTTTGGTGGAATGGGTATTTACAAAATGTCAATTGTTAAAAATTGTGTTTATAATGGTTTTACAGAGAGTTGTAGTTGTAAAGAATATTTAAATAAAGAAAATCATTTTAAAATGGGAAAATGTCTTGCTACTACTTGTGAACATGTTTCATTTCATAAGCAGATTAGAGAAAAAAACAATGGACGAATATTTATTTGTCCATCGTTATTAGTTTATGCAGAGCCACAACATATTGTTAAAAAAAATTAATAGTTATTTATTAAATCAACCCAATATTTCAACATTAATTTTTGACGAGAATTTTCTTTTTTACGTTCTGCTATTTTATTTAGTTTATCTATACTAATATCTTTCCAATCATCTAAAATAATCACTGGCATATATCTATAAATAAAATCTAATGGAGATGATTTAACAACTGGTATACAACCTAAACACATTGCTTCATAAGTTCTATGGCAATCTAGACCATTACCATGAGGTGAAATAACATATTTATATGCTGTGCATAATTTCCATGTTGTATCTCTATCTCTTCGCTGATCTAAAAATATATTAAATTTTTTTCCTTTTAATGAATCGTTCGCCAGGTATCTATCTCTATTATGTCTTTCAAACATTTGAAACTGATAATATGAAAAAGATTTATTTAATCTATTATCAAAAGGTCTAGAATTTTTATATAAATAATCTAATTTATCATCTTGTTTTATTGCTGTTTGTTTTGGTCCCCACCAATGATTTTTTTTTTGTAATGTATGATAATCTAAACCTAAAGGTATGGGTATTATTTTAGAACTAGATTTATTTGAATCATAATTTTGTGTAAACCAACAAATAATAGATTTGCTTTCTACAAAAAATCTTTTAATATAATTAATTCTATGATAATTACTTATTTCATAAGGAACACCAATAACACAAGCACCTGTAACTAATTTGATTTTAATATTATTTTTTTCTAGTTCTGGTAAAATATATTGTGTAAATACTTGTAGAGCAGATGTTACTACATAAACCTTATCATTGTTTTTTATATTTTTATAATCATTTAAATTTAATGATATTCTATCAGAAATAATTTCTGAAGGATAAACATCACAATTTTGTGCTATACCACGTGAAGAAACATATTTACAATGTTTTTCTATTTCGTTCATTAAATATAATAATTATTTAATTTTATATATTTAATTTAATTTAATATATTACCACTAGGATCTATTTCTGTCCATTCTAAATCTTTAATATTATTATATTGTTTTTCTAGTGATATATTTCTAACTACTGTTCTATCAAAATGTGGCATCCAACATTCAATGGGGTCTAGTTTTGGTAATAATAAATCATTATCTAAATTATCTAGTATATCATTTCTAACATAAAAAGCGTTTAATCCTTTAACTATACCTACTAATGAATAACCTTTTTTTTTCATTACATTTGTCGTACCTAACAATGAGGCACCACAATACATACCCGATGAATGTTCGTCGTGTCTTATAAAGTCTGGTTTATATTTAACAGTAACAGAACGATAAGGACCAATAGAACTACAAAATTCAATACAAATAACTCTAGGGTTAACACATCTTATTTTATCTAATACATGACAATCATTTCCATCAATATCAATAGATAGAAAATCTATTTCTCCTTTATAGTGTTTATTAATTAATTTATTTATATTTCTTTTTGTAATAAAAGCATTTAAAAAATGTATATTTTTTTTGGTTATTTGCTTATATAACATATTTGATTTTATACAACGTTCGGTATTTCCATCTATATATAAACCTTCAAAATCGTGATTTATTATCAAATTTATTGAATTATTTTCTATCATGCCAAAACCAAACTCTACAAATATTTTAGTTTTAGGTTTTATCACATAAAAAATATAATTTATTATTCCATCTTCACCATTTTGTGAATTCAATTTGGTTTCATATTTATTTATCATTGTATAATAATGTTTTTTTTCAGGTATTTTGTACATTTTTATTAAATAAACTATTCGGATAATATTTAAATATTAAAAATGTTATTATATTAAATGGTATATAAAATAGGAATAATAATACCAACAACAACAAATGGTCGTACTTGGTTAACAGTAAAAGATACTTATTTATATAATATTTTTATGAAATCTTTTTTGAAAACCTATTGTAAAGAATTTACATATACTATATATTTAGGTATTGATGATAATGATAGGTTATTTTCAAAAGAAAGTGAACGAAATGAAATAAAAAAATTTGAAAAGATTATGAAAAATGTTACGATAGAATTTGTTAGTATGAATGGTATAGAAAAAGGATGGGTAACAAAAATGTGGAATCGTTTATTTAAAAAAGCATATGATGATAATTGCGATTACTTTTATCAATGTGGAGATGATATTACATTTATAAATACTGAATGGACAAAAATGTCTATTAATAAGTTACGGCAAAATAACAATATAGGGCTCACAGGACCATTAGATTATGGTAGAATAAGAACAAATCCTAGAGATTGTTTGCCTGGTGGTTCTAGATTTATTCAAACACAAACATTTGTTTCTAGAGATCATATGGAAAGATTTAACTTTTTTTTTCCACCAGAAATAAAAAATTGGTTTTGTGATGATTGGATAACTAGAGTATATTATCCAGAATATTTTTATCCAATGAAAAATAAATTTATAATTAATCAGGGAGGAAATCCTAGATATAATCCATCCGGATCATTATATCCTAATGATCCCGTGAAAAAAACATGCGACGAATTGGTAGAAAAGCATAAATTACTTCTTGTTTCCAAATAATCCACCCATCGATCTAAATCTTTGTTGTGCAGCACTGTATACTCTAGTCGGTTTTCCAAAATTAACTGGTGGTATTCCTTTTTTCATTTTAACAGGAGGTGGTTTTGCTCCTTCAAATGTTTTAACATCAATCATTTTTATTTTTTCATCATTATCATTTTCATTTTTTACATCATAAGTTAATTTATATATACTATTTAAACCATCCAAACCATTGTCTTTCCAAAATGCGTCCCATGTTTCTTTTTGGGCATATAATTTTTTTTCACCGTGATACAATAAAACAATTGAACGGTCTTTATATGGGTAAAATTGTGAATAATCTATTTTACCTTTAACTTTTAACCATCTATTTTTTAAAGCATTATCTTCATACCCCCATCCCCATATGTTTGGAAAACCATTTATTCTTTCAAAATCATTTCCTTTTATTGCTACTATACCACCTAGGGTTTGTTTAAATCCAAAAAAATGTTTTACCACACCCATTTTAGTATTAAAATCACACGTAGTCTTATCAAAAGGTAATGTATCTATATCATTAAAAATAAATGTTATATGTTTATAATCATCTGGATATTTTTTTTTAGCATGTAAAAAACCTATATTTTTTGTCGCACCTCTATTGAAAGGACGTGTATCTAATTGATGAACAAAAAACATTTCATAGGATTGGTCTTCTAATAAATTTTTATATTGATTTAAAAATATTGATTTATGTTGTAACCTATCACGATATGGTATTATAAATATTTTTTTTGGTATGTTATCCATCTTATATATTATGAATATTTTTCTAATATAACAGATGGTATTAATTGTGTTTTCTTATTAATAAGTTTTTTATAACATTTATTAATGGTAACCTCACTTATTGTACTAACATTATAAACATCTTTTTTACTAATATTTAATTTACATGTTTGCGATACAAAATAAATTATACCTGCTGCTACTGAATGAGGTGTATTTTCTGGAATTATATTTTTTTTCTCTATTTGAATAGCAATGAATTTACATAATTTTGTTAATTCATTATTAATATTTAATTTGCTACAAAAACGTTCAATAAAATTAATAGGCTTAGATTTTCCTAAAAATGTTTTTTTATTATTATCATTTTCATTTACTTCTAAATTATTAATTAAATGAGTTGCATTTTTACAACCTTTTGTACTACTAGAAGCATCTAATCTAAAAATAACGGCTATTTCTTTAGCCGTTCTAGGAAATAAATTTACACGACACGCAATATAAATAGACGCTGCTATGATACCATCTCTATTTAATCCTCTGAATGTTCGCATTTCTGATATTTTTTTATGTTGTCTTAATGCTTCATCTATAATAATTTTAGGAATACCTGATTGTCCTGCTAATATCTTTATTTTTTCAAATTCATCATATAATGCCTTTTCAGTATAAGGCATAGATTGCCATTCAGTATATCTTCTTATTTTTTTCATTTCATAACTAGAACGATTTCCACAAACAACTTTACAACCATAAGATGATTGTTTAAGTAATGGATTTATAGGCATTCCACATCTTGTTGGGTCTCTTGAATTATTATCATCTGCTCCATAATATCTCCATTCTGGTGCTTGATCCAAAACATCTTTATAAATTATTCCGCATTTTTTGTTTGTACAAACTGGAAATTGTTGTTCAGATAATAATACAGGCGATTGACACAGATCACATGTGATTTTTATATTTTTTTCATCAAATACACATTCCATTTTTTCATTTATTTCATCATCAAATTGTTTCCACAAATCTATTTTATTTTTTTTAGTTAATTTTTTTTTTATTTTTTTTGTAGAATTTTTCATTGAAAATATTAAAATATATTATTTTCTTATTTTTAATTCAATTTTTATATTTATTTTATTGTGTAAATTTATATGGGAGCAAATCAAAGTAGGCCAGGTTTTAGTAAAAGAATAAAAAATAGTAAACAAACGCCAAAAACTACTGTAATGGCTATGCACAAAGCAGTATCATGGTATTTGTTAAATTCAAAATTATCAAAATTAGATGACCCAACTTATTGTGAAGATTTAATTATTTTAACTTCTGATATTTTAGATAAAGTATTAACATTAAAAGAAGTAACATATTTAGACCAACATTTAAAAGGAGAAACGGTTATTGATAAAAAGAAAACTGAAAGAGTAATGTATGGTTGGAATAAGGGTAGTGATACAAGAAATAATGTTGGAGATAGAATTCAAAAATATAAAGTATATGATAGTGTAAAAAAAAAGAGAATGTGTAAAGGTATTGCTAAATTTTATGTTAAGTTTGGACATTTATTTAATGCGATTCATAAAGCTATAAATCCACAATGGGTTTATTTTGATGAAAATGACAATGGTGAAAAAAAAAGAATAAAAGTAGCAGATACTAGTAAAATACCTAAAAACAAAATGAAAACCAGAAAATTAATACGTGATTCATTATGTAGCAATCGTTTACATGCATTATATGCTGATATGATAAAAGAAACAATAGACGGTAAACAAATTGATATGGCAAAAGTAAAGATGGATATATGTAATATGAATAATAAAGGTTTAGATGATGTTAATGATAAAAAAATATCCGGTACTAGATTAGAAATAATAAAAGAAAGAATGAAACAACAACCTAGTTCTGATATTAGACCTAGAGAAGAAAAAAGAGAAATGAGTGTTAATGATGATAGAAAACCAGAAAGAAGAGAAATGAGTGTTAATGATGATAGAAAACCAGAAAGAAGAGAAATGAGTGTTAATGATGATAGAAAACCAGAAAGAAGAGAAATGAGTGTTAATGATGATAGAAGAGATAGATACAGTAGAGGAACTACAAAAGGACTTCCATCATCATCAGATAAAATTTTGTTTGCGAGACCATGGAAACAAAATGGTGGAGATAATGTAGTCGTAGGTAAAAATGAAAAAAGTTTATTTGATGAAATTGGTATTCCTGAATTAGAACAATTATATTATGATGTATATAACATTGATAAACATAAGTACGATGGAATGAGTGCTGAATCGAAAAAAAAATATAAAGAAGATTTAGCCACATTTTATAAAACATTTACTGGCGAAGAATCTTTACCTGGTGGTATTGATAAATTTTCTCATATTCGATTGAAAAGTTATCATAAAGATGCTATTTGCAGTAATCCTGAATTAAGTTGGCAGAGAAAAAATGTTATAAAATTTGATAAATCAAGAGCATCATCTGAATTCGATATATATGCCAAACATTTATCTACAATGAGTAATAATACATTTAAATATGAGAATCAATTGCTATCTATATTAAATAAATTATTTTCTAAAGAAAGTGCTCCTATTTATACTGATTATGGTCACAAAACTCAGAAAAAAAACAATGTTATTATTAATCCTTCATTAGATGAAAAGAATTTACAAACAATTATAGAGGAAACGCGTAAAATTTTAGTAGAAATGTATGTAAATTGCCATAAAGAATTTTTAGAAGGAAAAAAGAAATTTGAAGCAGTTTTAAATAGAATAGGTATAAATACTCAATTAGCAAGACTTAAACAATTAACAGAAGAACAACGAAAAATGCAAATAGAATTAAAGAAAAATTTTACATAAATTTTATAATATATAATCTTTCGGTAATATATATTATGAATACTGCTATAAATAATGATATAAGAAATAGTGCCAATAAGATAACAGATAATATTAGAAAAGAATCTGCTAATATTAGTAAATCGGCTATTGATATGGGAAAAGATATACAAAACAATATAAATAACGCAACGTTAAAAGCACGTCAAATTGGAACACGAACAATGTCAAACGCAGAAGGTTTAGTAAATGATACAAGAATACGTGTTGGAAATAAAGCAAATGAAATTCAACAACAAGCCAATGAAATGAAAGATCAGGCAGTAGGCAAAGCAAACGAACTAAAAGACCAAGCCGTATTATCTGCAAAAAATTTAAAAGAACAAGCAGAAGTTGCTGTTGGAATTCAACAAGAAAAAGGATTATTTACACGTTTAAATCCTATGCAATATTTGAAATTACCTACATTATCAAATATAACAAATAGACTTTCTCCAAAAAATTTATTTTGTGGAAATAATACATCGAATAATCAAAACAAATTAGGATTGCCACAAATGGGTGGTAATGGTATAGAATCAATAATAGAATTGTTAAAATACAATTTAGAAAAAAGAGAAAAAATATTAGATATATTGTTTGAAGATGCTATGAAAATAGTAGCAGTTAAAGGAACAGTTTCAAAAAATAAAGAAAAACGAATATTAAAATTAATACATGAAATTGATATTATAAAAACAAAATTGAAAACGATAAATAGTGGATTACCTAAAGTTAAAAAACGTAATATGTATAAAAAAAATAAAACTGGTAAGAAATCTAGAAAGAAAAAATCAAAAAAGCGAAGAAAATATAAAAAAAAAACAAAAAAAAAATAAAAAATG